GGGAGAGAAAGTGACGATCCAAGAGGGCTCAAAGGTCCGGGTGGCCTTTGAGGGCGAGTACGCCAACAAGACCATCCAAGACAACCACAACATCCGGACTGGTGGAGACAAGTGGAACCCCGGTCCTACCTTCACTGTTCCCAAGGGCGCCAAGATTGAGGTGTTGGAGAAGCCGGTACCCAAGGAGCCGGCCGTTGGTTCGGTGATTCAGTTCGAGGATGGTGCCCTATTCGCCAGGGTGGTGGCCTTCGACGCCAACTGGACGTACATCAACCGGGCAAGCATGTACGCGACCTACTGGTTTGACTGGGCGAGGGTTGTCAAGGAACACGGCTCCAAGTTCACCTTCTGGGGCAAGGACATCCTTGGGGATGTCAAGCCGATGGCCGATGGTGAGTCAGTGACCCTTGAGGGTTGCTGCAACATGAGTGACTACACGATCACCTACGACAAGTCCAACCCCATGTTCAGTGCTCAAGACAACCACGGATTTGCAGACGAGTCGGCCTTTGTCGACAGCATCAAGCGCATCCTGAAGACGGTTGTGTGACATGGCAACGGTGAACGTAGACCTTCAGTCAAAGCCGGTCGTTGAGGTTACGAAGCTCTACAAGCTGACCCTCAACCAGGACGAAGCTCAGACCATCGCCGACATTCTGATGGGTGTTGGTGGTAGCACGACCAACAGTAACCGTAAGCACAGTGATGCGGTCATGAGCGCCCTACAAAAGGCTGGTGTGCCGGGTCGGGGTTATCGGCTGACTGGGAGTCAGATGTTCAAGGCTGACTCCGAACTGTCTGGCAACTTCACCTCCAACAACCTCCTCTGAGATTTTCTCCACAAGATACGTTTCCATATATGGATGGAGTAGGACGTGGCAACGAGCACCGAGATTGACGGCAAGACCGTTCGGGAGGGAGACCGGATTCGGTTCACTGGCGAGGGGGTCGTCAAGTTCGCCTATCTCGATGGGCCCCGGGTCAAGATGGACGGCTATGCGGGTACCTGGTGGATCAACGACGGCCACAAGGTTGACATTCCGGAGAGGGCGAGGACGGCGGCTGAGCCCAAGGACCTTTACACGGTCGTAGAGGGGACGGCAGCCGCGTTTGGCAACAAGTTCCGGTACGTCAAGACCGGAGACAACAAGTGGGTGTTGCAGACCGCAGAGGGCAGTCGGGAACGCACCTGGGCTTGGCTGTTGGACAACTACAGCAACGGCGATCGTCTGATGGTCCTCACGCCTACCACCCGGGTCAAGTAAGTCTCAGGGCATCTCTTCTAACTTGTGAATGGGAGTACAAGCAATGTCTAACACCGCTTTCGCCAAGGCCGATGCTGAGGTTGGGGACAAGGTTCGTGTGTCGGTCGATGGCGTGGTAAAGGCCAGCGACTATAGCAAGGATCTGTACTTGGACGTCCCCAACTACGGTTCGTGGTACATCACCGCTGACCACAAGGTGGAGGTTCTGAAGAAGGCTGGCCCCACGGAGCCAACTGCCAAGAACGCGGTTGTTCAGACCGACTCCAGCGACCGTTGGGTCAAGCGTTCTGACGGCAAGTGGCACCACCTCCACACCCTGGGCACGTCGTGGGGTTCGGATCTCGGCAGCCGCTACACATGGGAATACCTGGTCAACAATTACGGCGTTCCTGTGGAGCTGGGGCCCACGCCCCAGCTCCCCAGGGACCACAAGGTTCGGGATCTGACCACCCAGCAGCAGTACAAGCGGGCCGGTTTCGGGACCCTGGACGTCAACAAGGAGGGTGGCCCTTACTTCCGGTTCGCCCTTAACACCGGGGTAGCCGGCTCGGTTCGTGAGGCTGAGGCTATCGCGCTGGCTTGGGACATCCTCAAGGTTGCCGGCAAGGTTCAGTAACACGTAATGAACGGATCGCAGGTCCGTTCATGCATCGAACCAACAGAGTTGTTTGATGTCTGAGATAGTGGCGGTCCTGGAATGGTACGGGGCACCTCAAGTGCCCCGTACCACAGGGTGGGCCAAGATGCGTTGTCCGTTCCATGACGACCGACATCCGTCAGCCACGGTCAGTTCACGTGAGAACAGGTTCGTTTGTTTCGCTTGCGGAATCAGTGAAAGTGCTGCCGGTTTGGTCAAGCTTAAGGAGGGTGGGTCTTATGCGGATGCCCTCAAGCGCGCAAAGGAAATCTCTGGAGAGGGCTCTGACGACCTACCAGGGTTCGATTACGAGGGGGATTTCTTACCTGCAAGAGCGGGGGTTCGATCTGGACATGGCCCTCAAGTGGGGGCTTGGCGTAGTCGAGTCTCCTGAACCTGGTCACGAGCACTTCCGCAACCGGCTGGTCGTTCCGTACTTCAACAAGACCGGGATTATCGGCCTGAAGTTTCGGTGCATGGAGAACCACGATTGCAGAACGGTTGACGGGGGGCACCAGAAGTACCTGGTTCCCACCGGCCAGGAGGACTACCTCTACAACGTCATCTCATGTGACACGGCCGGGGACACCATCCACGTCACCGAGGGCGAGACGGACTGTTGGACCCTGACAGACATCCTTCCTGAACCGGTTGTGGGCGTGCCGGGCGCCGGTAAGTGGCGCCCGCACTGGCCAAGTCATTTCAGGTCCTTCTCAAGGGTCCTGGTGTGGCCGGACGGGGACAAGTCTGGTCGGGACATGGGCAACAAGTGGCGCAAGGAGATACCAGCCGCCGAGGTGGTTTCCATGCCTGACGGTTTTGACGTGAACAGTTTGTGGCTGAAGGAAGGCCCGGAGGTCTTCCTAAAACTAGCGGGGGTTGAGGATGAATAAGGTACTGAAGGACAAGCTCAACAAGGCTCTTGGCGAGCTGCTGGTGCTGGAAATCACGGACGCCATCGAGAAGGCGTCCAAGGGACAGAAGCGTGCGGATGCACTGACCAAGCTGAGTGAGGCCATCTCTGAGGCCACCAAGGACGGGGAGTGACATGAAGGTTTCACACGCCACCAAGGGGCTTCGTGTGCTTGTCGAGTTGGACGAAGAGGAGACCAAGAACCTACAGAATGAGTACGAGAAGCTTGACTCCTACAAGTTCCCAATCATTGACGACCTGGTGGCCCAGCTCGTTGACCTGGCCCCGGAGAACTGATGGAAGTCAAGAACATCCGGTTGACGGCCGAGGTCTCTCTCAACACGAAAGAGGCCGAGGCCCTGACCGATGAATACTTCAGGCTGGTTGACCAGAACGTAGGTAACGGCTTCTTCTACACCATTCAACTACTCGGGCACCTCATCAACCACCCGGACGACTGATGGACATCGAGACTGAGACCCTTGACGAGCTGTACTGTTCCTCGAACCCTGCCTACGAGGTTGACGGTTGGCGCCACATTGCCCGAGGCTTGACTGAGCGCCAGGAAAACTACAACGAGGACAAGCTCACCAAGCTGCACCAGGTCTGGCCGCACACGGTCACAACCGTCGAGTACAAGACCACGCCATGACTACCTACAACATGAGGCTAACGAAGATCCTTGAGGATGGGTCTGAGGTGGTCATAGCGGAGCACAAGAAAGAGGCCGGCTGGTACCTCAGTCCCATGCTTGACAGGTTGGCCAAGAGAATTTACGAACCAAGACCCAAGCCACAGTTGGAGGGGGAGGTGCCTCTCTTTGACTACAAAGCTAAAGCCGCCTAAGGACTATGCGTGCCCCATCTGTGGGGCACGCAACCTCCAAGTGGAAACCTTTGACTCACCCATCCTGTTCAGTGACCTGATGGAAGACGACGAGTTCAAGTACGTCTGCGGGACGTATTACTGTACGGTCTGTTCCAAGGATGGGATGATCACAACCACTGGACGGACGACGTGAACGCCGCTGTCATCACCGCAATCAGCAGTGCCATTGTGGCGCTCTCATTGTTGGTGACTGCAATGGCCGGGGCGTTCGTCCTGTTGTGGCGGGAGATCAGAGCAAACAGTAAAGCGACGGAAGATGTACACGTGATGGTCAACCAGCAGCGTACCGACTCAATGAGGTATCTGCAGGTCCTCAGGCAGGCTCTCACCGACGCGGGTATTCCAGTCCCGGATGATGCGAGCCTCACTGAGATAGTCCCCCGTCGTGACTCGAAAGGGGAGGGGTGAGGGCATGGGGGTAGACATAGTGAATCCAAGCAAGGTTGGTTCGCCTACGTTCTACATGAGGGATGAACGTGTGGAGTGGTGGGTTGACCTTGACCTTCTGAAGATCAGCTCCAACCTGGCCAAGAAGTACAAGGGGTACGTTGAATATGACGACTTTAAGCAGGAACTAACCGGGTGGTGCCTTGAAGACGAAAAAAGGGCAGCCCGGTTATGGGCTGCCCCATGGTGGTTCAGGAACAGGCGACTATGGACCATCGGGGAACGTTACGCCCGCAAGGTGAAAGCCCAAGCCCTGGGTTACGAGATTGAGGACGAATTTTTTTATTCACCAGAAGTCCTCAAGCGTCTGTTACCGGACGTGTTCGACCATGACTCCGAGGCGCCCGTTAAGGGAACCGAGGAGGTTAAGGGTAAGGCTGAGCTGACCATGGAGTGGGAAACCATGATCGCGGATGTCCGTCGAGCCCTAGAACTGATCGGCAACGCTGACTTTGAACTGTTGTGGGCTGTCCATGGTGAGCAAGGTGCCACGTTGAACGGACACGCCGAGGTCAAAGGGTGGGATGGTCTCACAGCATGGAGGCGGTACCGTAAGGCACTACGTAGACTGTCAGACCTGTTGGGGGGTCAAATCCCATGGGCGGAGGACGTAACCAAGGATTATCAGGAAGGGCCCGTAAAGGGCCCTGAGAGCCCCGTAGGGGCGACAGAACTGGTGGGTGGTGAAGTTGGCTAGGGACCTGACCGGAGCGATGCGACCGATGACTCTAGACGAACTACTGTCAACCCTGAACGAACTAAAAGCGGAACGCCCCGACGCCGACAAAATGGATGTTGCAACGGAGGGGTGCGACTGTGACGGGGACGTTGGTGATGTGTGTATCGAGTACGGGCGCGTGTACCTCTGTAGAGCCAGATGAGTGAGCCACCAGAGCAAGGAGCTTGTCGACAACACACCCCCCGAGGAACGACAGGCAGTGTGGCTCAGGTGGCAGGTCTTGTTTGGCTATTACGTGTGGCCTGTCACCGGTTGGAGTCTGGGTTATGCCAGATCCAAGGGTAGACCAAGGGAACCTTGTCACCCGAACGGGTGACAGTGAGCCAACCACACCAGCAACACCAGCCCCACCAGTCACACTAGTACCAGTGCGCGACATCGCATCCAACTGAATAGTCCAATGGACCTTCGCACGGGGGGTCAGGACAAAAAGAAACGGCCGGGCTAATGCCCGGCCGTTTCTGGTGTTCCCTCACGTCGTCTCCTCGTCCCTCTCAACCATGTACTGACGGACCGCCACGATCTCATCACAACGCACCACCCATACCGCAAGCGGCTCGGTTGGCACCCCGGGCGTTGGCTTGGGGAAGTCCGCAATGGTCACGGTAGTATGATCTTCCATTCTATGTGCTATCTGTTGTTCGTCCTCTTCGGTGATGATCTCGTAGGGCCCCCCGTCTGCCCCCATCCCGATAAGGTACTCGTTGATGACCTGCCCCGTCTTCAGGTGATATTCGCGGTACCACTCGACTAGCTTCTTGCTCATGCTGCCTCCGGCCATTCCGTCGTAACCCTGACCACCTTCAGACCTCCAACCGACTCCACTTGTTGGGTAGCCGACTGCACGGCCTCCTCGAATGATTCGGCCTCGCGGTCAAAGTTGGCGACAGAGGTAGTGGGGTCTGTGGAAAACCCCGCGTCATCGCAACCAGCCTCGAACAGGTCTTCTAGCTCGCTGTCGGTGGGGTCACGGTCAAGCACTAACCAAAACGTGTGAACAGTCATGCTGCCCCTCTCAATCTGTTGACCTCACGCATAGCCGCGTCCACCAGAAAGTCACTCACCGACTTGCCCACCAGCTCGGCCGCCTGAATGAGGTCTTCGTACTGGGGGTCAGTGAACGAGCCACGAACCCGGTTGGTTTTCAGGTCACCATTCTTGGAGGACTCTATGCCGTAGGTGGTTGCCCAGTCTTGGAGCCTCTTACGGTGTGTGGCCTTGACGATTGGTGCCTTGGGGTCTTGCAGGTAGAACTTGACTGCACGGCGAAATTTGGGCATCCACTCACGAACAGACTCCCCACCCTCAAGGAAAGGAGCCATGGCCTTACGGCCGGTACTGTCGAATTTAGAAACAAGCTGGGCGAGGCTCAAAGCCTCGCCCATGCTCATCTCTGGTCTGTTAGAAGGCATGTGGCCCCCTTACCCAACGTTGGCTTCCTGGAATGCCGCCCTGGTTGCTGGTGCCTTCTTGGCTGCCCTTACCCTCGTTCTGGTGCCCTCTGTCATGTCCAGGTTGGCCCGGTCACGTGATGCCTTCACGGGCTGCCTGGGGGCCTGGACGACGGCGGGGTTGAACCGGTCCGGCATCAGGTCTGGCTTCTTGGCGTTGAAAGCGTCTATGACCTCACGAGGAAGGCGTGGGGGAAGTTTGGTGAACCCATGACCCTTGGCCCACTCCCTGGCCTTGGCCTCCACTGTGGTCACACTGACAGCCTTGGTGCTCTTGGCTGCCGTGCTGGCGTTGGTGGCCTTGACGACGCTACGAGCCGACTTGATGGGCCTGACGCTGCCGTTCTTGCCGACCGGCCGCCCCTTGCTGTGGGCAGTCTTGAGCGACCCGAACATGGGGTTGGACTTGTCCAGGTCCAGCTCGACCATCACACCGCCGATTTCCACCTTGACGGCTTCCACACGTTCCGGCTTGATCTCGACCCCGGTAAAGTCGTCATGGATGATTGCCATGTACCGCGTAACCATCTTGCTCTCTCCTTCGTTAGTGCGTCCCTCTAGAGCCAGTCCCTCTAACTGACCCGCAAGGCAGGCAGTGTTAGCTGCCTGCCAAGCTAGTCCTTCAGTTGGTGATCATCTGGTAGAGCTTGTCTACCCCAAGGTAGACACAAACGCAAACACCGATGAACGCGGCGCGCCGGAAGCGCCCGCCAAACGCAAGGTTCAACAGGGGTCTCACTTGTCCACCTCTCCAACCCGCCACGAACCCACGTGGTCCCCGTTAGTGTCAACAATGGTGCCTGAGGTCGCGTCGTGGTTCAGGGCGTTCTTGATCTTGGACAGTGCCTCTTGCAACTCCTTGTCCCGGTCAGCCCGAAACGCCAAGCTCTCTAGCTCGATGATGGCCCGAAAAATTTCCATTGGTCGAACCCCCTCTAAGGTCCTAGACCACCTGTCCCAGGGGAACAGCGTAAGCCATGTTGGCCTGCCCGTACTTGTTCGGGTGGATGCCATCCTCGTCCAACATCGTCAACATGGCCCCCTGACCGTCCGTCAAAACAGCGTCAAAGTCGGCCACGTTGAGCCCGTAGGTGGCTCGGATCCACGTATTGAGGGCCTGCCGTACCGGCTCCCACGCCGGCACAACGCCCCTCGGTGGGATGGTCCCCACGATCACCCTGATTCCCTTAGCTGAAGCCTGACTGACCAACTGGCCAAACCCGGCCTCAAGGTCCCCGGCACTGGCCCCATTGCCCAGGTCGTTGGTTCCGATCTCCAACACGACCGTTGTGGGGGTGGGGCTGGCGTTGACGACCTCAGGCCCCCAGGAGTCCAACAGTCGAGTCGGGTAGCCGCAATCGACCGCCACAAGACACTGCGACGAGTGACCCACAGTCTGGGCCCGGTCATGGTTCGAACCCAACACCCTGTCCTCTGTCACATGGGCGTAGGTGCGGTTGTAGTCCACGTACACGCCCATTCCGTCAGTGATGGAGTCCCCGACCATGTAAAGCTCGGTGGTGGTTGTTGTGGTGGCCGCCTGGGCTGACCCACAGGCCAGCATGAAGCTAGCCGACAGTGCAGCCAGTGTTGGCCCAGCCTTTTGAACACGCATGATGCCTCTTCCCTCTCTTGGCATGACAGCCGGGCCCGCCACCCTCTGGCGGGCCCGGCTCTTGGTGACTAGCGGGTGTTGATCTCGTTGAGCGCTTGCATGCCCCTGAGCACCAGGTAGTCACCAGTAGCGATGTTGAGAATCACCAAGGCCACCAGGACCACGGTCAGCCAGATCAAAACCAGCTTGGCCGTGACCAGCCCAGTGTTCCTCGATCACGTGGACAGTGCTGGTTGCGTGGTGCTGCGCAGGCAGTGTTGGGGTGGGACTTCCACCAGGGTAAGGAAGCTGCCTCGGTCTGGTTGCTTCGTTGTAGTCCATGATCTCTCCCTCTTGACCAACCCCTCTTAGTCGATCATCCCTCTAAATGATCATCCCTAGTTGGCCATCCATGCTGGCAGGGTATGCCCACCCTGCCAGCAAAGGAAAGCCCGCTAGTCCTTCAGCCATGGGGCCTCAGTGATCACCCCTTGGCTATTCCAGCTCACCCCACACCCGCAGTAGTGAATGTGGTTCTTACCATCGTCGGACCCTGAGCACTGATGCTCGACATCCTCCCTTCCCGAACCAGCCGGGCCGGTAGGTACCGGCCCGGCATCCTGGTGGGCGAGCATGACGGTTGACTTACACGAACCCTTGCTAGCCATGGTCCCCGCCCTTAAGTATTGGTCTTCGCCATGCAACCCCGGGTTAGGGTTGCTACTGCCGTAGCTGTGTGTTGCTCCCATTTTTCCTCTCCCGTTATCGCTTCTGCTCGGTGAACGTGATTGCGGACAGTGTGGCCTGAAACGCGGCCCCGGCGACACTCCTAACGGACCCATCCAAAAGGGCGATCTTGACAGGTGTCGAGTCCGGCAAGATCATCTCGTTCGCCCTCTTGACTACCTCGCGCAATTCTGCAAGGTCCATGTTCCCTCCCCTTATGATTGGCCCCTAGTTGGCCATCCAAGGTGCCAGCCGCACGGCTGGCACCGCAGGAAAGCCCGCCAGAAATCAGATGTGCGTGTCCCCCCGATAAACATCACCCTCAACGTAGGTAATCTCGTCGCCGTTAGGAGCACGCATCACCCAGTAGTAGTCAGCCTCGCGCCAGGTGCAATCCCAGCCTGCCTCAAACAGGGAGCTAGCTATACTGCCGTCCCCTCCCGAACCAGCAAAGAATGCATCGCCCGACGATGGCCCGTCCAGAATCCGGATAACGTCATCTGCCGTTTTTGCAGTACATAGCTCGGCTAGCTGCTTGTCGATGTGTGCCCAAAAGCTATCCATTGTGCTCTCCCTCTTAGAGCGCTTGCCACTTGACCCCTCTTGTCAAATGGTCATGACAAGGGCCCCCTTAGGGGCCCCCATCAAAACCCGTTGACCTCACCTCAGCCGAGTAACCTTGAATTGCAACACGTCTACCTTGTCCGCACCGTCGAATTTCAGCAGACTGTGAGCGGCATTGTAGTAGGCCATGTCCCCGTCCCCGGTCACGTCATACAGCCAACCATCGTCCACGATGCCCAACAGTGCCGGCAAGTGGTCCTCGCAGAGATAAATGTCCGTGTAGCTAGTGTCAGTCCCTCCGGGGACCTTCCACGTAGTAACCACAAACAGGTGATAGTTCGCCTTGTTCGGAATCCCGCACGTGTCAGGCATGGTAAACCGCCTCACACTTCTCACACTCGACCTTACGAACCTTGGCCACGGTGTCCAGGTCTTCATCGTGTACGTTCATCATCCCGGCCACCCATGAATGCCTGCACTCAGGCTTACCGGCTCGCAGGGTTTCCCGCATGCTCTCAAAGCTTGAACTGAAGGCCCTAAGGCAGTGAGCCACCCCGGTACCGTCCGCGTAGTACCCGAACACGTACCCCTCATAGGTCTCGTGAGTCCAACCGGCTAGCTTGCCCTCTGCGGTCAGCACTGGGTGAAAGCTTGGGTCAGAGGCTGCCAACTTGGCTACCTCATCCGGTGTCATTGGTGCCTTGTTCTTTGCCATTGCGCACTCTCCCTCTTTAGAGTGATCTTGCATTTAACTAGCCACCCTCTGACTAGCCAGGATGGTGCACCCTTTAGGGTGCACGCTCCAAGTGAGTCAGATAACGCTTATGCTCTTGACCTCTTCCTCTAGCTGTTTCCAGTCGATAATGTGCATGCTCGCGCGCACGTACATCTCCTTAAGGGCCACCGTCAGGTGATCGGTACCGTAGATATCCCCCATGAAGTAGTGCGCCCAGTACCAGGAAGTGTCATCGGGCTTATTGATGAACGCGGTAACAGATTGGTTGTCCTTGCCCGTTGCGGTGATCAGGTAGGCGTCAATCCGTCCTGCCCTGAAGATAGGGATCATGGCTACCACGTTGTACCCGTTGATAGCGAACATTATTCACTCTCCCTCTAAGAGTTGAGTAACCAATCCCTCTAATTGACTACCCATCAAAGGGCCCATCACTGGGCCCAATGAAAGCTAGTCACCTACCGAATGCGGTCTTGCGACGTGCAGACAGGCTTGACGTACCGAATGAGTTAAACCATGCCGTAGGGTCTACCTCGTTGGCCAGGCGCGCGCCGCGCGCCACGGCAGACAAGGCTGACATGTGACTAACGTACGGACCCAACAACAGGGCACCCTTACCGTCGTCACGAACCATGGTCACATAGAAATACCGACCGTTCCGAGGCATCACCTGTTGTGCCCGCCCCTGGTTATAGGGTCGACTCCTCTTGTGTGGCATTGTTTCTCTCCCCTTACTCTCTGTTGATATTCCATGAATGTGGACGGGTTACTCTAAGTAATCCCGTCACACAAACAAAGCACATCAATCGTCGCAAGCTTCGGACTGGTTGGCCGTGAATGCGGAAATGTCACCGTGAGTAACTGTCTTGGCCTCTCGATACCGGTAGACCTCCGCTGCAATGGTCCCCTTCAGGTACTCACGATCCCCGTTGTTGTGCCTCACGATGGTAACTGACGTGATGTCACACCCGATTGCCATCTTGTCCAGTGCGATTCCCTGGTCATACACATAACCGGAGAAAGCCTCGCCCTCGCACAGCCAAGCCTGAACGTAGGTGGCGGACTTGCCCTCATGCTTTCCCACGACTCCCCTTCTTGGAGCTGTAGACAGTGTTGCCGGAGGAAAACCAAACCCTCTTCGGTCCCTCCCAAGATCAACAGACCTAGTTGATCACTGGCGCCCAGGTGGCCCACCTGGGCGCCAGAAACCCGCTAGAGATCTTCCGTTGCCCGCAATTCGCTGATCGGGTACCACTCGCAATAGTGGACACCCCCGCTTACCCGGGCACACTGCCCCTTGCCATAGAACTTGCTGCCCTTGTGCGCGAATGTGTACAGCTCGCCAATGACCACCGCGTCACCCTCCGGGGTGAACACGTCCTCTAGGGTCCCTGCCGCGCGTCTGGCTTGTGCCCTATCCATTACCTCTCCCCTTTCACTGGTCTGATTGACCATGTGCAGGGGCGCCCGTAGGCGCCCCCAACCAAAGCCCGTCAGCTCGGAACCTCGCGGTCCCACCCCACCCAATCAGCCGATTGAACGGTCCATGTCCGCTCAGCCCAGTTGTACGGGTGATAGTCGTTGATGATCTCCCCATGAAACCAGGAGATCGTGTCGTTGTAGCGCTCTCGCGGCTCGTGCTGCACCCCGCCTGACAGACGGATTCGCATCCCGTAAGACCACACAATGTCACCTGCTTGGAGGTCACCCATCTTGACCCGTTCGGTCTTGACGTTGTCCATCATTGCCCTCCCTCTCAGAGCCTGATTGACCATGGGAAGCCACCCCTTAGGGGGGTGGCCAACCAAAGCCCTGTCAGTCTCTCTCTAAGCCATTGCCGGCTCACCCTGCACACCACTAGCCGCACGCGCCTTACGGGGCGCTGCGGCCTTCCTGGGGGCCTTTACGGTGCCAGTCTGTGTCTTCGCTGGTGCGGTCTTCTTGGCTGGCTGACGTGACCTGGTAGACGATGATCCACTCACCACGACCGGCCTCACCAACAGCTCAACCGCGCACCACAACCCTAGGGCTGGCCACGCACTCACACCCATCGCGATTGGGTCATGCAAGTCAGCCGTTACCCCGTTCACCACCAGGGACACGATCAGACCTAGGTACATGACCGCAGACGGGAACACGCGCTTACGCCACATGCAATTGCGACGCTCGTACACCTTGAGACTGGCAATGATCATGAGTGCATCGGCAACCACGGGGATCAAGTGACTCGCCACCCGACCCTCACCGTGAGCCTCGCACAACTCCACCTGATGCCAATACGACACGTAGCCGCAGACCAGGACTAGCGCCAGCATGCTCAACCGAACAAGCGTCTTTGCCCACTTAGCCATTTCTGCTCTCCCTCTTAGAGCTAGACAACCTAGGCTCTTATGAGCCATGGCAAGAGCTGAGGCGCGAGAGCCACTAAGTAAGATCACGACTCAGCTCCACCAAAACCAAGGGAGAGAGAGAAAACCACTAGCCAGATGCCGTCAACCTCGCTTGGGACAAGTCAACCAAGTCTGCTTAGGACACCCCCTCGGGTGTCCTCCCGCATGAGCCTTGACCAGCGGTTTTGTGTCGCTATGGAATTCTCAACCCTTGCCATGTTCGCCCCGTTCACTTGCAACCACCAGTGTCCAGGGTGTCAAGGGCCCAGTCAAGACCGGCCCATGATCTGGCACAAACAGGCCATGAGCTGCGGATTTACAAGATCAAATCAGGCTATGCTACTGGCCAGTAACTTACGCGGTTTGGTCATGATCTTGGGGTCAGAGCTCATCGTTTGCCCTGGTCAAGGCTCACCTACCCTGACTTGTGTAGCAGTTGAGGTACCCCCTTGCGCCGTATGAAGATCAAACAACCCCCCACCTGCCCAAACATAGATCATTAGTGGTGGCGAGCAGCCGTGCCCGCGCGCGGCAGGCTCGCTGTCCGTTTTAGCCCGGCTTGCCCATGTTTGACCCGGGGTTGTTAAGGAGCGCTGGCCTGGCCTGGCATATACCAGGCTAGATATTTTCCCGCATTTGGGGCTAACAGTTGTCGATATGGTCTGACGAGGGTTGTCTATGGGGAAGATCATCTATGAACCCCTCAGTACGGCGTGTTGCGGTTCGTGTGATCTATCTGACATTGGCTGTTTGTTGGCTGGTCAGGGATGGTCGTTGATTGATGGGCCTCGCTACCGAGGCCCTTTTAGGGGTAAAGGTGGGGGTTAGACCTCGGGATTCTATATAGGTGAGGGGTAAAGAATAATCAAAGACCATTGAGGGGTTGGCTACAGACCCTAATGCCAACCCCGAACCGTTAACTCCTCCGCTGTGAAGCGGAGTCGTTAACCATTGACAAACAACCAACCGAAGTCCTTAAGACGTAGGTTGGTTAACCCCTCTCTAACGTTCGGGGTTAACAACGGAACTTAACCCCATCGGGGGTTAAGTTCCTTAGTGAGTTCAACAATCGTTGCTAGACAAACCCGGTAGTTAGCTCGGGTCCCCTTACGGGAACCCTCACCGGCTAAGCTAAATGGAGCCGGCCCCCGTTCGGGGGGCCGGCTCCCTCTTAAACAACTTCTGTCAGTTTAGTGTGGTCCCGCTCCCCGGTCTGAGGCCGGTTGTTGAGGACGGGACCCCTCCCACGGTAGGGCCTGGGCTGATCGGTTTCTTGCTTGGGGGTCTCCCTCCCCAAGCGGTGGAGGGTGCCCCCCGTGGCTGGTTTGAACAATGCTGGTCGTCGTCGCAACACACTTCAGGCTAAGAGGGAGCTTGTCGACCTGGTGTTGTTGGGGAAGACGATTGACCAGGCTTTGGATGAGGTTGGCCGCACAAGGTCTACCTATGACCGGTGGCGGAAGTTGGACCCCGACTATGCCGCTCTGATGGATGAGGTTAGGACTGGGTTGAAAGAGGGACGCAAGGGCGTCCCGGATTTCCCCGAGTTCTGTGACTTGTACCTTCACCAGCCGCTCACCTGGCACCAGCTCCAATGGTACGACATGTTGGAGGGGCATGAGCCCCGCGACCTGCACCCAAGCGAGACATACGAAAAGGGCCTCCGCAACTTCCTGCTTATCAACACCCCGCCGGAGCACGCGAAGACGACCACCATCTCCATCAACTACTGCGTGTGGCGAATCTGCAAGGACCCCAACGTTCGGATCGTGCTGGTCTCCAAGACCGACAAGATGGCTCAGGAATGGTTGTTCGCTATCAAGTCAAGGTTGACCCACCCGAGGTGGGCAACCCTCCAAATGGCGTTTGGTCCCCCTGGTGGTTGGCGAGCTGACGCTGATGTGTGGACCGCCTCAAGGGTGTACTTGGCCCGAGACTCCACGGAGAAGGACCCGACTGTTCAAACCCTCGGCATTGGTGGCCAGATCTACGGCGCACGCGCCGATCTAATCGTTTGTGACGACTGTATTGTTTTGTCCAATGCCCACCAGTTCGAGCCCCAGCTCCGTTGGATTCAGCAAGAGGTTTTGACACGGATCAATGAGTATGGGCGCCTCCTGGTAGTCGGCACCCGGGTTGACTCAGTGGACCTGTACAAGGAGCTGCGTAACCCCGAGCGGTACCCCTCCAACGAGTCTCCCTGGACCTACCTGGCTCAGCCTGCCGTGTTGGAGTATTCGGACAACCCTAAGGACTGGAAAACCCTCTGGCCCCGTAACAAGGAGCCCTGGCAGGGCTCCAAGGACAAGAAGGACAAGGACGGGTTCTATCCACGTTGGGACGGGCCCCACCTGTCACGCCGGCGTTCGACCCTGGCTCCCAAGACCTGGGCTATGGCCTACCAGCAGGCGAACGTTGAAGAGGACTCCACCTTTGACACGGCCATGGTCAGGGCTTGCATCAACGGCATGAGGTCACCCGGCCGCCTTCACCCGGAGATCCCTGGTGTTAAACGTGGCATGACTGGTCTTTACATCATTGGTTCGATGGACCCCGCCATGGTGGGGGACACGGGCGTGATTGTGATGGGTGTCGACCGGGGCGAGCGTAAGAGGTGGGTTCTTGATGGACGGTTGAAGACGGGCGCAACCCCCCAGTGGATTCGACAGACCATCAAAGAGTTGACCGACCTGTACGGGATTCATGAATGGCGCATCGAACGTAACGCCTTCCAGGCTTACCTTGTTCAAGACCCGGAGATTGCCGAATGGTTGGCTGACCGGGGCATCAGATTGAGCGAGCACACCACGGGCCGGAACAAGTGGGATGTCTCATTCGGGGTGGCCTCAATGGCACCCCTTTTCGAGTTCAAGCTTATCGACCTCCCATCCACCTCCAAGTCCGAGCCCATCAAACAACTGGTTGAACAGCTCATCACCTGGTCTCCTGAGACCAAAGCCAAGACAGATATGGTGATGGCGCTATGGTTCGCCCACATTAGGGCCCTTGAGATTGTGAAAGCGGCCGCCCTTGAAGGCGGCCCCAACTCTCATGTGGATAACAGATTCCTTTCACGTCGCGGTAGAGCACGCCAAGTGACCATCAATTTGAATGACCTGGCTGCGCAGAAGCTTGGGTGGTCAGATGCTTGATGCCGATCAGATTGTCAAGAAGTGCAGGAACCTCGAACGGCGTTACCGGGAAACTGACAACATTTGGCGAGACGTTCTAGCGACTCGCCGAGGTGATTTGGATGTGGTCTTCCCTGACCTTGTGTCTGAGGACTGGCCTAAGCCGATCATCTCCAACTTTATTGACATCGCGGCTAGGGACCTGGCTGAAGTAATCGCCCCCCTGCCGGCGTTCAATTGCAGCTCCACCTCCATGACCTCGGATGCGTCCAAGAAGTTTGCCGACAAGCGGTCCAAGATAGCGCAGAACTACGTGCAATATTCGCACCTTGACGTGCAGATGTTGACCGGGGCTGACCACTACCTGACTTACGGCATGTCGGTCATCTACGTTGAGCCTGACTTCGAGTGTGACCTTCCCCGGATTACCATTGAGGACCCGATGGGGGGCTACCCGGAGTATGACAGGTGGGGGCGGTGTACTGCCTTTACTCGTCGGTTCTATCGTGAGGCCGGCGTACTGGCCGAGCTGTACCCGGAGTATGCCGAGACGATCCTGAGGCTTGACCAGAACCTTGCTAAGAACCCCAACAACCCGAACAACCAGGGTGAGAACAAGCTTGAGGTTATCCGGTACTGCGATGCTAGCCAGATCACCCTTGTCCTTGTTGCTGAAGCCCCAGTCATCCTTGAGTCCGTCAACAACCGCCTGGGCGAGTGCCCGGTGGTCATCGGGCATCGCCCCTGGGTTGACATGTCCAAGCCGCGTGGCCAATTTGACGACGTGATTTGGATGCAGCTCGCTCGGGACACTCTGGCCAAGCTCCAACTCAGTGCTGTTGAGAAAACCGTTCAGGCTCCGTTGGCCGTCCCGCTGGACGTCCAGGAGCTAACCTTCGGACCTGACGCTGTCATTCGGACCAACTCTCCTGAGAAGGTTCAACATGTCGGCCTCAACCTCTCGCAGCATAGCTTTACAGAGGAAGCAATCCTTCTAGACGAGATGCGGACTGGCACACGCTATCCAGGTGTACGGACCGGTGGGACTGATGCCTCGGTCATTACTGGCAAGGGCGTTCAAGCACTACTGGGCGGGTTCGACTCTCAGGTCAAGGCCGCACAACTGGTCTTCCAGATTGCTTTCACTCAGGTGATGCGCAAGTGTTTCATGATGGACGAGCGGTATTGGCCTGAGCAGACCAAGGAAATCCGGGGCCAGCACAACGGCACCCCTTACGAGCTGAGCTACAAGCCTTCTCGTGACATCAAGAATGCCTATGACTGTGACGTTTCCTACGGATTTGCGGCCGGATTGGACCCGAATCGAGCGGTCGTTCTCCTCCTCCAGCTCCGGGCAGAGAAGTTGTTCTCAAAGGACTACTTCGCCCGGCAGCTCCCATTCGAACTTAACGTGACAGACGAACAAACCAAAGTGGCTGTGGAGGAAACCCGTGAAGCTCTCTTCCAAGCCATTTACGGCTTTGTCCAGTCTATTCCCGCTCTTGCTCAGTCTGGCCAGGACCCATCAGGACCAGTTGTCCAAGTGGCAGAGATGGTTAAGCGACTCCAAAACGGAGACCAAGTGGAAGACGTTTGTCTCGCGGTATTTGCCCCTCAGTCTCCTCCGAGTGGCCAGCCTGGCCCTGGTGGGCCTGCGGGTGGCCCTGGAGCTGGTTCTCCTGGCCCTGGCGGTCTGGCAGGTATGGCCGGTGGCGGTGGGGGTCTATCACCTTCTGGGCTTCTGAGAGGGGTTCCTTTCGGCCAAGCTGGTTCGGCCCCTGGTGGCCGCCCAGACATCAAGACCATGCTGGCAGGGATCAACCCTTCCGGTAACCCCTCAATGTCGTCCTACGTGATGTCTAGGCGTCGCGCGTAACCCCTTTGGATCTGCTTATGCCTAACACCCCCCTGAGCGACGCTCAATCGGTTACCCAACCAGTAGCAGCCGCCATCTACACAGAGGCCACGGTGGCCCGGACCACAAGCGGTTCCATCACCGTTCCCATGCCACCAGGCGCAACCCGTCTGTTTGTGGGAATCAACGTCACTGTCATCAGCGGCGCGGGCGCCACCCAGACATTCACTCTCCAGCAGCAGGACGCTAACGGCATCTTCCAGCCAGTGACTCTTGGTTCCGCCATCGCCCTCACGGCGGTTGGCGGGGTCAGTTTCTCGGTTGGTGAAGGTCAGACTAATGGCCTTGTCCTCGCGGGTCCGGTGAAGATTGTTTGGACTGCCAGTGGCACCGTGACGACCTGCTCTTTCCAGATCGGTGTCACGGCACGTTGAACGAGGACGAATGGCTAACCGATCGGGTTAAGAAGTGGGAAGCGGAAACGCCTACTCAGCCGGTCAAGCCCCAGAAGCTACGCAAGATGATTAAGACCAAGAGGCGAGGCAACAATGGCCAAGAACACCAGTCCCCTGAATGAGGCCCACAAGCCCCCGAAGCCGTCCAGCCAGGGTGGAGCTGCGAAGCACAACATTCGGCCACCGGAAAAGGGCGGTATCCCGAACCAGTCCGGTAACACCATGGGTGGGCTTAAGCCATATTCCATCAAGGCCCCGGGGAGCGGAACGAATGGCCGTGGCACTAAGAACAGCCTGAGCCGTACGTGATTGATGATGATGACGATGATGTCGATCTGACACCTCGACAGTGGTCCTGGTGGAACTTCGGCAGCACCGTAGCCAACTGGGTCTCCCAGCTTCTCATCCAAACCGGCAACGCCTTCAAGGAACTAGACGAACACCTCGTGGCCCATGCCAACTGGCAGACGAAGCAGCGCGAGTTCGCTGCCGACGTGGCCAAGTTCATTGAGTCGATTCCACTGGTTGAGGACAACGAAAAAGGGGTGGGCTCCCTCTGAGCCCACCCCTTTTGCCCCCACTGCCCCCGGGGCTGTGGTCACCCGATCGTCATGGAAGTGGTTTAACGGCCGGATTCTTGCGCCTTGGCCACTCCCACGTGACCCCCTCTAAAGGCGACCTTCGAAACCTAGCGTGATCAACATCTCACCGCAAGTCATACGTTTGGCCAGGATCAATGACCCAACCGACGAACCGTGGCGGTTACCGGGCACCAGCTCGCCCAGCCGCAGTGTCAGGCCCAGGCAAGCTCAGCGCACGTACCGATGGCCAGCCAACAAGACAACTTGCCGATGCCAACTATGGTGAGCAGGCAACATTTAGGAATGACCAGGCAAGCGCCGCGATGGCCTCAACCCCGGGCCCTACAGCGAGTAGTGGTCAGGGTCCTGGTGTCGACATGTCTGGCCTGGTGCCCCTTGGGGCACCCACCCAGCGACCTGGTGAACCCGTAACGTCTGGGGCCCCCTCGGGGCCTGGCCCTGGACCTGAGTCCCTTGGCCTACCCAACCCTGGTGATAGCGCCGCTATTCAATATCTGCGTAACAATCTGCCCACTCTTGAGCTGATGGCCGGCATGCCTATGGCCTCGGACGTTTTCCGGCAGTACGTGCGCCGCGTCCGTGCGATGGTCTAAATGGGTTTCTTTGATGGACTGACCAACACTTGGAAGAGTCTCTTCACCGACTTTCCGAATGAGGCTTCTGGCGCGTGGCACTCCATCACGTCCGGTGGTTCGGATATCTACCATGGTTTCCTGACGGCTGCCAGCGCTGCCCTTAATGGGGCTATGACGCCCGTGGCTAACGCGGATGCGTACGCCCAAATGGGCCAAGGTTTGAAGCAGATGCTTGGTGGTGGACTCAAGGGCCTGAGCGGTGTCGGCAACATCCCGGTCATTCGCCAAATCGGCGAAACCTCCATGTGGGCCAGCAAGCAGCTCGTCAATCGTCCCTACGGGGCTTATGAGCTTCAGGTTGGCGACGCGGCCAAGACTGGTTCCCTTAGCGGGTTCTTCTCTGGGGACGCTTGGAAGAGTGCTTACAACTCCACCAGGACTGTTACTGCCGGCCAGGCGTTTGATTACGCGGGCATGAGCCTTAACATGCGTGGTGCCCGCATAGCGGGGATTGACCCCACAAACGAACCTGGCTGGTTGCGTAGTACCCAGAAGTGGCTTGGTGGAGACGATTTCGCTAACGCCTACCAGCACGGCCCCGAAGGTTTCGACCCCCGCACGCCCCAAGGCCAGGATCTCTACCACAAGAACCTCTGGCTTAAGTCGTCCTCTGGGACGATGGACGCCGGGATCATGCTTTTCCTCGACCCCACCAAGGGCCTCAGCGGTATCACCAAGGCCGGCAAGCTGAAGTTCGTTTCCAAGGAAGTGTCTGCGGCCAGCGCCTCGAAGCTCATTGGGGATTCGGACCGTTGGTCGTCCTATGTGGACTCCAAGTCCTACCAGAAGACTTACAACTACATCAAGGGCGCCGACAACCCGGAGACGGTCCGTAGGACCCTGTTCAACAACCACTACAGCGGCGGGGTCATGGCCAACGCCCTGTGGTCGGTCAAGGACGACCCTGATCTGTACAACACCACCTTTCGCGCTTTCTACGGAGACCAGAGCGCTTGGGACGATCTTGTCAAGCAGGCTCCCAGGCTGGCCCAAGTCACGGGTACCAAGTTTGCCAACTTCTCAATCTCCCAGGTGTCCAAGAACGTTGGCGTTGGTGACCCGCTCGCGGACTACGTGGCCGGCAACAAGCTTGAGACTGACGTTCAGGCGTTCGCTGACGCTATCGCCGATGGTCGGGGTTTCTGGGGCAAGGTGAGTCCCAAGACTGGCGGTCTACTGATTGGCCAGAACACCCCCCAGATTCGACTGACCTCCAAGTGGCGCGCTGGCGCTAATCAGTGGCTTCAGTACGGGCCCAACACGATGCTTGGTGTGTGGCAGACCAACGGCACCAATGGTGCCTACGCTGCCCGTTCCCTTACCCGTACCTTGCTGCCCAGCTCCCGTGGCGGTCGACTTGCCGACCTCAACAACCCCGACTCCCAGCGCATCTTCACTAACAATCTCCAACAGTCCCGGCTTACCCGGGACCAGGTTGACAACTTCAGCTCTATGTACGCCAGGGCCTCCACGGCTGAGTCCAGGTTCGGTGTGGTTAACCAGGCCGAGAATGCGGCAACCAGGGTTCACGCTCTGGCTCACGGAGTTGAGCCAGAGACTATTGACCAACTGATTGACAGTGGTGTCCTCAACAAGTACCGCTCGGGTAACAGGGCTTTCATCAGGGCCAACAAGCGGTTCATTTCTTCGGACGCCCGGCGCCTGGCCCAGACCAACATTGACAACGGGAACGACAAGGCTGCCGAAGGTCTCAGGAATTTTGCTGATGACATTGACAGCGCGGTTGACGAAGGCCGCTGGCCGGTTGGCCATGTGGCCATGCCGGACGAGGACGGCAACCTCAACCTGATTCCCCTGGACTCCACTCCCAACACCAGCAGGCCAATTACTACATCTCAGTATGCCGACGCCATGCCCATGCAAGATTGGGGTGCTCTTGACTCGGCGCTGTGGTACCTGACTAAGGGATCTCTTGGTCGGGGCATCTGGCACAGTAAAGAGGCCCTTACTACCTTGGCTGAGTCTGCCGCGTCCCTGTGGAAGATCACGGCCATCATGCGTCCTGGCTACATCTGGCGAACTCTGTCTGATGAGGCTGGTGGACCTATTGCTGTGATGGGTGCGGGCGACATTATGCCGGCCGCGACTGAGGGTGTTAAGAACGCTTGGCACAACATGTACAACCGGGCCCAGCTCGTTCCTGAGTACGTGTCGAGGGTTAAGGCTCAGCAGGCGGCTAAGCGTCTTGGTGGTGGTGGCAAGGGTCGCGGTGCGTCCCTTGCTGCTTCTGTTGTTGACGAGGCTCCGGCTTCGCCTGACGGCCTGGCCCACCACGGGAATGACCCCGACTACACGGCTTACACCTTTGGCAACAACCTTGGCCACTCGTCGTTTGATACTGCCCTTGCGTCAGGAACCCTGGGTGTTGGCGACTTCATGGACTTCCTTGTTGCCCATGGGTCCGAGGGCCAGTTGCCACACGACTACCAGATGATCTACAACGGGCTGAAGGACGGTTCTCGAACCAAGGCCCAGACCCAAAAGCTTGCGGTTGACCACGCCCTAGCCAACGCTGGCATGAACGCTTACGACAACCCCGCTTGGCAGCAGGCCGTTATCCAGGCAGCCATTGACGCACGAAAGACCGAACTTCCTCATCCTAGCGAGCGACTTCCGGGATGGGAGACGGCCGAGTCGGCCGCGCCCATTCAATGGAATCGGGCCACCTCTAAGCTTGTTCCGGGTTCGAGCATCACTGACCAGCCGGGCATTGAGAACGCACTGATCAGTTGGTTCTGGGACAAGGCTGAGGCATTTGGCGGGAGCGCAGAACCGGCCATTAACGCTGCCCTCCGGGGCAAGGTCAAGGTAACGCCCAAGATCCAAAACGAGATGGGCTACCTCGACAAGGCTTTTGAACAGTCGAAGCTGACTCAGCCGATCACCGTTTATCGTCGCTATTCAAGTGCGAAGAATGTTTTCCCGGAGGGTTGGCAAAAGCGTGACTTGACTGGCCTCACGATAGACAACGTCGGGTACACACCCACATCCACAGACCCCAAGTACGTTGCCGATTGGGCTCCTGGCGCTCAGGGTTTCGCTATCCGTATGGAGCTACCCAAGGGTTCCCCGGCTATCAACCTCCACGACACGAGACCTGATGTAGCGGGTTCACCTGCCGAAATGCTCCTGCCGCGTGGCATGACCGTCAAGGTTGTCAAGGACTGGGGCAAGGATTCGAATGGTCTGCGTTGGCTTGATGTTGAGCCGGTGGCGACTGGCCAGGGTGCTCTTGCTGCGACTCCGGCCAAGCTGACTCGTGCTTCCGAGGGGCACCATGGCCACTACGAGGGTGAGGGTCTGACTGGGCCTGAAGGAATGGGCACTGTCCGTTCTTTGTCCGAGTATGAAGGCGTCGAGTACGTCAATACCAACGGCCACCTCCGCCAGGGCCCCCAGGTGCCACGTGAGGGGGATCTCAACCCCTCCAGTCCGTTCCATGGACTTGCAGAAGAGTCCAACCGAAGTAACGCCCAGAGGATTCTTGAGATCGACAAGACCATGGGTGTCTCCCGGCTTACGTCTGACGTGAAAGTCTATCGGGCGCTGAAAGAGGGAAGGCACGTCTTCGGCCAGAAGACTTGGTACGGCGATGTTGTGCCTATTGAGAGCAAAGATCTTGACGCGGTTGACGCTGGATTTGACCGGTGGGCGGCCGGTAAACGGCCGAACCTCACTGGTGTCCGCTTTACTGACAAAGCATATTCGTCAACGACTGCTGACCCCAAGGTTGCTGAAGACTTCGGCAAGAGGTGGAAGACTGCCAACTCTGAGACTGATGGCGAGCCGATCGTCCTAACCGTTGATGTCCCCAAGGGCACTGGCGCTGTTCAGATGGCCGAGTGGGGTCATGCGGCAGAGATCCTGTTGCAGCGTGGTTTGACTTACGAGGTTACTGCGGACCATGGCGTTGTTGACGGCTATCGTCGTCTTGACGTTAAGGTTGTGAACGGACCCGGGGCCAAGAACGTTGAGAACAAGCCCCAGGGCCTTCCTGGTCAGCCGATCGTGATTGACCCACGTACCGGAACCAGCCCCTCTATCCAGCCTCAGCGGGTTAACCACCTGTTCTCTCTCGGGGACGCTCACGTGTTCCCGGCTAACACCGCACTACACGAAGAGGTCGGCAAGTTCATTGACAACAACATGGATGAGTTGCTGAAGCCCTCCAACCTGTTGCACGCTTACGTCCAGCCTGACGGCAACATGGCTATGTCTGTGGCTCGCTACACGGGTGGCAATGAGCTTCAGTCGGTCAAGCCTGGTTCGGGTCGTCGAGTGTCTTTGGGTGGTGCCCAGAGTGCCAAGATGTACCGAGGCGCGGGCGAGACTGGTTGGGATGCTCGTTGGGGTCCTGGCGAGAATGACGTGGTTCATGTCCGAGGTATGTTCGAGGGCCCTCAGGGCGATCTGGCTAAGTCTCAGGTCAGTTCGCGTGGCCCTTACGCCTCGCTGACTGACCGGATTACCAACTCTCAGCATGCCCGTCTGATGGCGAACACTCCTGGTGAGTGGGACAACCTAGAGCCCGGCAATGTTGGCTATGACGCTTCGTGGGAACGTGCGGTTAACCAGCAGTTGGCTAACGACAAGCTTGCCCGCCAGTTCATTGCCAATCCTCCTCGCGGTGATAACCCTGGCTTCACTGTCCGGGATGCTGTCGCTTGGATGCACAACACCAATGATGGTCGGGCTTACCAGGCCAGGATGGGCGCGTGGCAGTCTAAGTATTACGAACAGATCCATCAGGTTCAGGCCATGGTGGATTCCTACGTTCCGTTTAGTGAGCTTCAGCCGGAAGCTTCAGACGCCTTGCGTAAGGCGGTTCTGAAGCGTGAGGCTTCCATTGGTGATATGGCTAGGGTTGTCTCTCGGGACGACATGCCGCAGATCCATGGGGCCTCTCTTCAGCAGGCTTTGGGCAAGGGTTGGTTCCCGCAGAAGGCACGTGAGATTACCGACAAGGTTTTCGGTGCCATCTCCGACATGCCTAACGACAAGCTATTGCGGTTCCCGTTCACGGCCAATCGTTACAAGTTCCACGTTGACCACCTGTTGGAGAGCCGGGCGAACTGGTTCAAGGCCCACGGTGACACGTTCACTCAGGATGACCTGGACGCGGTTGAGGGCCTGGCCCGAGAGCGCACCTTGGTTGATGCCAGGCGTTACCTGTACGACACGATGGCTAGTCACGACTTGGCCAAGGGTCTACGTCTGCTGATTCCGTTCGGTTCCGCCCTTGCCGATTCAGCCCACAAGTGGGGTGTTGTTCTCAAGGAAAAGCCAACCATGGCCGCTGACATCTGGAAACTCTGGAGTCTGCCCGATCGTAGCGGGCTGATCCAGGACCAGGACGGCAACCACATGGAGGTCAAGGACGGCAAAGAGATTTGGTTCCAGGTCGATCCGAAGACGGGCGTACGCAAGCAGCTCCCTGACACGTTCACGCCTAACGGCAAAGTGATTGTGTTCCGCTTGCCAGTTGGTGTGAAGATCGACGGGGCAAAGCCCTTGGTGTCTATCAACAAGACGGCCTTCCAAACCTTCCTCGATATCCCCACCTTCGGCCCGCTGGTCACCATCCCGGCTAACAACTTCTCCATGAGTCACCCGGAGTTCGCCACCAACAGGCTGGTGAAAACGTTCATTTTGCCTTACGGCCCGACGAACAACTCTTTGGTGGCTGCGGTTCCTGGCAACGTCCGTAACTGGAAAGACGCCTACGACACCTTCGTTACCCACACGGACACCCAGAACGCCGAGGAACAGGCCATGGCCGTCTATATGACGGAGATGGTTGACCTCTCTCAGGGTAAGCGCACTAACGCCCCCACGTTTGCGGAGGCCAGGTCTAAGGCTGCCCAGATGCAAGGGCTACGGTTCATCTCCCGGTTGTCTGGTGTGACCAGCTCGTTCCAGTCGCCCTACCAGCCGTATATCGACTACTACCACATGTTGCAGCAGCAGGACCCTGGTAATGCAGATAAGAATTTCTACAACCAGATGGGCCCGGAGTTCTTCTGGCTCACCTCGGCCGTCACCCGCAACGCCTTGGGGATTCCGGCTACGGTGGGTGCGTTCAACCAATACAAGAAGTTCCAAGATCTGATGCAACAGTTCCCCGACCTTGCTCCACTCATCAGCGGCGCCGAGGGCGCGGGCGCGTTCAACAAGGCCGTTTACGAAAGCCAGAAACAAACCCCCATCAGGTACGGCACGCAAAAGAATGAGCGGGCTCTTGTCCCGTTGGCTGATTCGATTGCTGACACCCAGAAGCGGTTGGGGTGGGTTAAGTGGACCCAGTTCAACGATGCCCTGTTGGCCGACATGTTCGATCGTGGCTTGACCAGCTTGCAGCAGAAGGGCGCGGAAGATCTCTTGGCGGCCAAGCAGGACTTCATTGATTCGAACAGCTCATGGCGTGACCCGTACGGCACAATCCAGATAAGTCCCTGGTATCAGGATTACACGTCTCAGGACTTGTCGAAGATGACCAGCCGGCTTACCCAGATGCATCAGGTCATCCAGGACCCCCGCCTTCAGGGCCGGGAGGACATCAGAGGACTCATCACCTACCTGGACGCTCGGTCGGGTTTCACGGACTACATGGATCAGTTGGGCGTGAAGACGCTTAACGGTCCGATCACGGTCAACCCGACTACCAAGAAACTGACCAAAGCCCAGCACCAGCAGGTTGATTTGACCTCGCAGTGGAACGAGTTCGTATTCAACCTGAAGGCCAGCAACCCGCAGTTTGCGAACCTCTATGATCGTTGGCTCACCGCTGATGACAGTCTTAATGCACGAGTTATCACCAAGGGGTAAGAATGGTAGTTAAGTTTGGCCCTGGTGATACCAAAGGTTCGGACATCCCTAGTGCCCCGAGTCAGGGTGTCATTCGTCCGAGTATGCCTAGTGGGACCAATCCTGGGGTCACGCCTTCGGGCGTGACCCCCACCGCCACCCTCAACCCCGGTCTTCAGGCGTTCGTTGATCAGAACAACCAGCCTAAGGGCCAGGCGCGGTTCTACGCCCTGATGTCCAACGGGCTTGGCAATCCCAACAGTACGCAGCATGACGAGTGGTTGCTCCAACAGCAGAACGACCCATCCGACCCTGAGTTCAACCTGATGCTTGTTGGGGCTAAGGCCCAGGCCAGCGAAAGGCAGCAGCTTCGGTCTAGCTTTGGGCCGGGTATTGATACCAATGTTGAGGCTGCTATTGAGCGGGGCGAGAAACCTAAGCCCCCAGAGCCATCTCAACCTGGTGTCGCTGACAAGCGTGTCGCCTTTGAGAATGCCAACCGTGGAAAGAACCCTGTCGGTGGCAAGCAGACCGCTGACGTGAATGCGACCCTTGCCCAGAAGACGTCCGTTGCCGACAAGCGGGTTGCTAACGAGAATACGACAAGGGGCAAGGTTCCTGGGGAGCCTACCGGTCAAGTGATTGTGGGCCTGGACGGCAAGCCCATTCAGTCCCCGACGCCCTCGACCAATCCCACTCAGTCCAAGGATCTGGCTCAAAGCCCTAAGGCCGGCACGCCGGCCGACATCGGCAAGCAGGTCCAGGCGGGCGGTTACGTCTACATCGGAACTGACCCGGGTGCGTCTGGTGTTGGCGCCCAGGGCCGCACGGCCCTGAACACTGACAAGTACATGAAGATTGATGATGCCAAGGACGCTATTGGCGGGTTCGGTCCTGACCAGCTCAAAGCTTTCCAGAAGATGATGGGCCTTCCTGAAACTGGGTTGCCTGACGCCAAGACCTTCACTGCTTGGTCCAATGTGGTTGACACGGCTGAACGCCTGACCCGTAACGGTATCCACATGGACCCCATGTCTATTGCTGTCGCGTTCGTCAAGAACGGTGGGGGCGGTTCTGGTGGCGGTGGCGGTGGTGGGGGCGGAGCTGGTGCAGCCAAGTTCAAGATGTCTGACGTCCAAAGCCTTCTTACTTCAGTCACCCAGAGGGAGATTGGGCGTGACCCGACTCAGGCCGAGGTCCAGTCGTTTTTTGGTTACTTCACTGGTCTTGCTGGCGGGGATACCGCTAACCCTACTCAGTTGGCTACGGATTGGGTTCGTTTGAACATGGGCAAGGAACAGGGCTCTTATGGGGCCGCGACTACCTATTACCAGGCGATGCTAGCTGTCCTTGGTGCTGGCGCTGGTGGTGGTTCCGGTGGCTGACAACAACAAGGCCCTTAGCCTTGACGAGTTGGCCCAGAACTACGGCTATGCGGCTAACTTCTTCAACTCTGATCCCGAGCTGATGGGCCTGATTCAGCAGGCGACCGCTCAGCAGTGGTCGGTTGCAATGTTCCAGGCTAAGTTCATGGCCTCCGGTTGGTACCGGAATCATGCTGCTTCGGTTCGTCAGTGGAATGAGTTGATGGCCCGGGACCCGTCCACAGCCTTGCGCCAACTTGACCAGCAGATCACTAAGATTACCCAAGAGGCTAGCCAGTCTGGTATCCCGATGGATGCGGGCAGGGCCAAGCAGTTTGCTCACGACTCTTTGATGTTCGGGTGGAACGCCCAAGAGATAACCGCGATGCTGGCCTTTGAGTTTAAGTACCAGCCTGGTCAGACTACTGGCCTTGCGGCCACTAACGCTGACCAGATCCATAAGGCTGCTAATGATTATGGCTTGACGGTTTCGGATGACACAGTTGGCCAGTGGGATCAGAAAATGCTCCGTGGTGACTACACGTTGGACAACATCCACAGCATGCTCCAGAACATGGCCATGACCAAGTACCCCGGTCTCAACCAGTACCTTTCCCAGGGGTTCACGGTCCGAGACGTGGCCGACCCCTACATTCAGTCATACAGCCAGATTCTCGAACAGCCAAGCACGATGGTTCAGCTAACCGACCCACTCATTCAGAAGGCCCTCCAGGGCACCTCAGTTGCCCCAGGAGGCTCTAAAACGTCTGGGGGGTCTACTGGTACACCCTCTGCGCCAGTGCAGCCAACGAGCCTGTACGACTTTGAGAACACTCTGCGACAAGACCCCAGGTGGCTGAACACCAAGAACGCCAATGACAGCCTTCAGCGGACGGGTATGGGCATCCTGCGTGACTGGGGGCTCTACAAGTGAGATGGACCGACATAGCAACGTGGATCGGCCCAACCGTCAACGAGACTCCCTCCGGGATGTCGACCATTGTTGGAGTGGTGGTTCACATCCAGCAGGGGACGGAAGCCGGGACTGAGGCTTGGCAGAATAATCCGGCCAGTCAGGTCTCATCTCACTTTCTGAGTCCGAAGGTGGGACGTGGAAGACAGATGGTTGACACTCAGGACAAGGCATGGGCTGAGGCTACCGGAAACTCCCACTGGTTGTCTGTCGAAAACGAAGGTCTTACCGGTCAGGCGCTCACGCCTGACCAGGTTGAGTTCAACGCACAAGTCCTAGCCAAGGCCCACGTGGTCTACAACGTACCCCTACAGGTGAGTAATGGCCCTGACGTTCCTGGCTTATGTCATCACAGCGCTGGTGGAATCCCCTGGGGTAACCACCCTGATTGTCCGGGGCCTCCCGTTATCGCTCAAAAGCCTGCCATTGTGGCTAGGGCTCAACAGATTGTGGACGAAATGACGGCTAACTATGACCAGGCCCGACTGACCGCGATCGGCGCCACGTACCAGGGTTACCCGGCCGACCCCCTATACAAGGACTTGGCAGCCAATAGCATTCAAGCCGTACTGGTCGCCATCAGGGATCTGACTGCCAAGGTTGACAAGCTGTCTGCGTCATCGGGCGTTCAGGCCGGTACCAAGCTTGCGGTGACTGTGGATAGTGTTTCGTGACCAGCCCGCTAGATCCCGGCTCCGTCCAAGGCAATGCCTATGACCTGTTGCAGAACATGCTTCAACAGTGGGGCCTCGAAAGCCTCGCCCCTGACGTACTGGGTTTCCTTCAGCAGGGCTACAGCCAAGACCAGGTGTCGTTCAAACTCCAGGACACGGACGCCTACAAGCAGCGGTTCGCAGGTAATGAGACAAGGCGCAAGCAGGGTCTACCCGTTCTCAGCCCAGCAGACTATTTGAACACTGAGGCAAGCTACCGACAGATCATGCAATCGGCTGGCCTACCCTCGGGTTTCTATGATCAGCCCAGCGACTTCGCTGATTGGATCGGCAACGACGTCAGCCCGACCGAAATCAACAGCCGGGTTAGCACTGCCGTTGAGATCTCCAACAAGCTGGACCCTGGCCTAACCCAGTCCCTTAAGGACTGGTACGGCGTTCAGCCTAACGACGTGGCAGCCTACATCCTTGACCAACAGCGGGCCCTGCCAGCCATTCAGAACATTGCTCGCGCCGCCGAAATCGGCGGGGTGGCTAACGACAACAACGCTCAGATAACTCAGCAGCGTGCAGAACAGTTGGCCCGACAGTCCAACCTGACCAACCCCCAGCTTACGAGTGCGGAAGGCCAGGCTATCCAGACTGGCCGAACTGGTTCGTTCCTGGGTGAGATTAGTGGTCTGCAATATGACCAGTCGGTGGCTGAAAACGAGTTGTTCTTGGATGATGCCGAGGCAGCTCGGCGACGTAAGGAACTGGGCAACCTCGAACAGGGTAGGTTCACGGGCGGTTCAGTTAAAGACAAGTCTCAGCTAGCACAACCCTCGGCTAAATACTGAGGCTTTGGTGGGGTTCCGTGTAGATGCAGCCGCCGGAACTTAATTGATGCAGGGCACGCCCACCTCCTAGTTTCCACCCCTCGGGGACCGACCTGAGCAAGGTGTGTATTCATCGGCAGACGTTCACAGCCAACCAGGCATTCCCCAGTGCTTGTTTGTGGGTGCGCGCAATTACACGGAATTGGGTGTTATTCAATTGGCAAACTGGCAGCTTGACGACGACGATGACGACACGGGTACGCAGCCTCCGGCTAAGGACCCGGTAAGGGCACAGCTTAAGGCACTGGAGAAAGCGAACAAAGAACTAACTGACAAGCTCAACGCAGCGGAAACCAAAAGCCGATCTGCAACTGTCAAGGATGTTCTTCGCGACAAGTCCATGAACCCTAAGCTTGCTGGTCTTATCCCGGCATCCGTCGAAGCTACCCCCGAGGCTATTGAGGCATGGGTCACCGAGTATGGAGACCTGTTCGTGAAGCCTGGCACACCGGCCCCCACTGAGGGAACGGGCGCACCGCCCACCACGCCGGAACCACTTGATCAGGACTACGTGGATATGGTCAATGCTATGGCCCGAATGGCTCAGGCTGGCGCTGGGGCTACCGCCCCATCCAGCAAGCCGGATGAGGTTATGAAGAAGATTCTTGACCCAGCTCTGACTGAAGAGGAACTTCGGAAGATGATCACTGATGCGGGTGGTGGCTACGGTCTTAGCTAACAGTAAGATCTTAGAAATGTAGTGAACTAATGGCTAATGCGTATACCGATATTCTTTCGGGTACGTCGCTTGGTCTGAACCTCGTCAAGGCGGCCGTTGACCGCCTGGTGGAGTTCACCTTGAGGAGCCAGCCGCAGTTCCGTGCAGTTGTCGACAAGCGTCCGGTTAACCAGAACATGCCGGGTTCGTCTGTAGTATTCAACCTGTACCAGGATCTGAGCCCGGCTGTCGGTACTCTTGCCGAGACGACTGACCCCGATTCCGTGGCAATCCCGGTTACCACTCAGGTCACTGTGACCCTTAACGAGTATGGCAACCCGGTCCTTGCAACCCGTAAGCTGCGTCTGCTCTCTCTGTCTGATGTGGACATGGGCATTGCAGATATCGTGGCCTTCAACATGCTCGATTCTCTTGACCAGCTCGTGCGTGATGTAGCGCGTGCCGGCACGAACGTCGAACGTGAGAACAACGCGCTTACCGTCTTCAACGCTGGCAACGTCAACCTGGTCAGGTCGACTGACATCTTCCAGTCCAAGCACGTCCGTTACGCGGTTGGCAAGCTTCGTGTGGCCAAGAGCCTTCCAAGGGTTGACGGTAACTATGTTGCCTACATTCACCCTGACTGCTCGATTGACCTCCGTGCTGCCACTACTGGCGCTGACTGGCGGACTCCGCATGCCTACTCGGCTGCGGGAAACATTTGGGGCGGCGTAATTGGCACGTACGAAGGTGCGACGTTTATTGAGACGCCTCGTGTCTTTAGTGCGGTCAACGGCTTCAACCCTGGTGTCACTGCTGCGACCACTTACCAGACCCTTTTCTTCGGCCGTCAGGCAATTGCTGAGGCTGTTGCCGAGGAACCGTCTGTGATCATTGGCCCAGTGGTGGACAAAATGATGCGCTTCCGTCCGGTCTCTTGGTATGGCCTTCTGGGCTGGTCCATCTACCGGCAGGAGTCCATCTACCGGGCTGAAACCTCTAGTTCGATCTCTCCGCCTCAGGCGTGATTGGTCGGCTTGTGGTTTGTGGGAGGCCCTTCGGGGCCTCCCACACCCGTTTGGAGTTGCTATGCCGACCCTGACACCCCCCACGTACCGCGAAAGAATCGTGCCGTACGACCTGACACCCAACAACCGGCTGCTGGCTCGCTACAGCCTGGACAAGGGATACACCCTTCTGGTCAAGGGGGCTGTGGTCACTCAGGTGACTTACCCATACCAGGGAGACCTTGCTCAGTACGACTTCGTTTACATGGGTGGGCGCAATTACCCCCTGACCCCTGGCGAGGTCACCACCTTAACCAATGCCGGCTACGGCGCTTACATTCATTAGGACTACTTGTGGATTTTGGACAGGCCCTTGGGGTCATCAAGAACGGCAACCGCGCGGCGCGCGATGGTTGGAACGGCAAGGGTATGTGGGTCCAGCTCCACACTCCAGACGATCCTGACTTTCATCGCCCATACATTTGCATGAGTTGCGTAGACGGCCAGCTTGTGCCTTGGGTGGCTTCTCAGACCGACCTGCTCGCAGATGACTGGGGTGTTGTTGATGGTTAATAAGAGCGTGCCAGCCCGTAAGGCTGGCAGGGGTGATGGCACCAAGGCCCTCCCCAAAGTCAAACCCCCAACCTATCCACCCGTAGGCCCAGACAACCCAGCTTCGCTCAACGCTTTCAACATGCAGGGCTCTGGCAAGAATCCGAATGCGGGGAGGTACCGGGATGTCTAAGGCTCATCCAGGGTTTAAGAACGTTGCTGCCGGCATGGCCAAGAAGCAGGGCATTTCCAATGCTGAGGCTAGTGCGGAGCTGGCTGCCTCCACCCGTAAGGCATCTGCCAAAGCCAAGAAAGCTAACCCGAAGCTGAAGAAAGTCAAGTAAGTGTGTTCTTGTGGTGACGGGCACGCCACTTACGGGGCGTGCCTTCGAAGTAAAAACCTGAATGTCGGCTACTGCCAGTCCTGGCGGGGCCTCGACAAGTCAGCTCAGAACAAAATGGAACGCGAGATCGAAGACTACAAGAGTGCCAGACGTGAAGGCATCCAACCGTCAGCCTCCAATCCTCGTGCGGTCCGTTACGCAGTTGAACAGTCGGACAAGTTCGGTAAGCCGTTCAATGCGGCCAACCCACTTGCCCACTTACCCGAGGACTAGCCCATGACGGTCGCCGAAGGCCCAATGACGATTCCGTCACTGATTGACGAAGTGCTGGACGTGGTGCATGGGTACGTCCGTGGCCAGGAGGCCCGGACCCACCTAACCGCCCCAATGACCAACGTTGACCTGACATTCTCCGTCGCTGACTCCAAGAAGGTCTCCACGGGTCTGATTGAGGTTGAAGAAGAACTGATGTACGTCAGCATGGTCGACAAGACCAGTGGCCTGGTGACCGTTGAACCGTGGGGCCGGGCACAGTCCCAAACTGATGCCCTGGCCCATTCGACCAATGTGCGTGTGACCGACAATCCCGTGTTTCCCAGGCAGCGTGTTCGTAACGTCATCTGGGGTGTTCTCCGCGAGATGTTCCCGGCCGTATTTGCTTTCGGTGAGACGTTCCTAACGGTAAGCCCCGTGCTGACCCACTACGACCTGCCGGCAGACTGCTACCACGTTATGCAAGTCCAGTGGCTCCTCCCCGGTCCGACTGGCATGTGGGACGAGGTGGCCCGGTGGAAACAGAACAAGCGGGCTGGTGGTCCTGTCGAGCTGGAGATGATCAGTAGGGTTTGGCCCGGCAACAACCGGGCCAGGGTTGAGTACATCAAGAACCCACCTGACTCATTTGGTCTGACTGACGACTTGGCAACGTTCGGGTATGACCTTCAGGTTCGGGACGTGATTGTCCTTGGTTCTGCTGCCCGCCTGATGGCCTACACGGAACCGTCCAGGGTGCTCACTGAATCTGTGGTGTCAACTGGCAGGGCGGACAACGTACCGGCCGGGGCTGCGTCTGCCGTCAGTAAGTATCTGTATCAGCTTTTCCAGAAGCGGCTTGAGGAGGAACGTCAACAGCAGTTGCTCCGTCACCCGCTTCAGATCCATTACACGAGGTAAATATGGCCTGGAATTACTCGAACACCAGTGTCCAGACCACCATCTCGGCACCCATCGCCCCAGGCGATACCACCATCGCCATTGCTGACACAACTGGTCTCCCAGTTTCCTTCCCGTTCAGCCTGATCCTGGATTACCAGCTCGCCACCGTTGAGGTTGTGACAGTAACCAACGTGGTTGCCCTTAACCTGACTGTCACCCGAGGGCAGGACGGCACATCCGCCCAGGCCCATTCGGCTGGTGGCCCGGTTGTCCATGGTGTGGTGGCTAGGGATGTGCAGGAACCCCAGAACCACATTGCGGCAACCACCAACATCCACGGTACCGGCGTCGGCGCTGCCGTAGTCGGCACCACCACAGCCCAGACCCTCACCACTAAGACAATCAGTGGCGCTTCCAACAGCTTGTCCAACATTGCTGACGCTTCGATTATTGCCTTGGCTGCCAGCAAGTTGACCGGCAACTTCGGCGCCATTGTGGTTAACCGGACCCTTGTCACTGACCCAGCCATTGATACCCAGATCACAGGGGACACCGTTCCCCGTCTTCGGGTTACCGCAGATGGCAAGCAGTCGTGGGGACCTGGTGGCGCTGGTGCGCTTGACACATTCCAGTTCCGGGACAGTGGCGGGGTACTGCGAACCAGTGGGGACTTTAAGGCTGATGGCCGGCTGCTGGCCGGCAAGCCCACAGTCAACGCTCTCACCACGACATTATCAGGCAACGTCACCAATACCACCACCGAAACTGCCGTCATAGCTTGGACCATTCCAGCTAATGATGCTGCGGCCCAGAACATGTGGAGACTCAATATCTCGGGTGCCTGCGACATTACCGGTACACCAATCCTGACGTTGACCTTGCGGCTAGGTGGGGTGGCTGGTGTCTTGCTGGCCTCGCTGGGCTTCACTGGTGTTGCCAACACTGACCGTCCGTTCGATGTTGACGCGGATCTGCGTTGTGTGACAACCGGGGCCGGGGCAACCTGGCATGGGTTCATCAAGAGTGCCAATCAGATTGCCACCGCAGCCGGGTCGGGTAACTCGATTGTCTCTACAGACTCTACGACTTCGGCGGTAACTAGGGATTCAACCGTGAACCAGGACGTGGTGATAACGGCAAAGTGGAGTGTGGCTGCGGTTGGTAACAGCTTCAAGCCCCATAGCGGGTCTGTCGTCAAGATGGCCTGAGGGGTGTGACCGATGAAGCTGCCCAACAAACTTCCCGGTAGCCTGAGCCGCGCCCTTGGCTCTGGTAACCTGTTCACCCCAACTGGGTTTGAGTACACGTACGCTATTGGGGGGCTGCCGTTCCTTTCGGCAGCCTCCAAGAACAATCCTATTGTCAGAGAGACCAATCCTGTCTCCAAGAATCAGTTTGATAACCAGAACAACCCTGGTGAGCAAACCTTGGCTGGTTGGTGGATTCGGTCTCAACAGTCGTTCCATGGTGGTGCGGGTCAGCTTTATGGTGACCCGCAAGCTCTGAATACCTTCACCTCCAAGAACGACTTCAATCAGATCCGATTTCTGAAATCACGTGGTGTTGATATATGGACTCAGGGAATAGTCTCGCTTTTGCCCGACACAAAGAAGGCAAGAGTCAGCCCTCTACCGGCTTTGGTGGACGGGACAGAGTTCGCGTATGGCGACAAGACGGATGCGTGCTTTGCCGTCAATGGAACAACCTTCTTTGTAGTCACCGCGTCTGGGGTGACTACTCCGGGTACGGCGCCTAGCATTACGATCCAATCCTGCACGACTGACGGGTTCAACATTTACATCATCGCTAAGGATGGTGTGTGGTCTGCCCAGATCCCGGCAACGAGTGGTGGGGCCTGGACTTGGACGAAACAGTATGTTGTTGCCGCCACAAGGACTGTGCATATTACGTATGTCAAGAACCGTCTCATGGCTGGTGTCGATCACAAAATCTTCCAGTTGTCTGGCCACCCGGCCGGGCCTCCGGCCGCACTGCCGGCAGCTACCTTTACCAACGACGACCCGAACTGGACCTACACCGGTTTCACTGAGTCGAGCCCAGCCATTTACGCCATTGGCAACAACGGTGTGCGGGGTTCGATCATCAAGCTTGTGTTGGACACCAGCGGGGCTCTACCAACTTTGACTGGTGCTGCGGTTGCTGCCCAGTTCCCGTCTGGTGAGGTCGCCTACTCGGCCATGGGTTACATGGGTGGGTTCGTCGGCATCGGAACCGACAAGGGAGTACGTGTTGCAACCGTCGCTACCAATGGTGATCTCGACTATGGTCCTATCCTATTCAGTACCGATGGCCCTGTGTGGGCCTGGTCCGCTAGGGACAGGTTTCTGTGGTGCACGGTCAGCCGTGGAAATGATGGAGACTCGGGACTTTATCGCATTGATCTCTCGGTCAGCGTTGATACCCTCAGGTTTGCGTACGCTACTGATCTCGTCTTTGCTACGGACGCCACCGACTGTCTAATGGTGGCCCATCTCGGGTTGGGCGACTCTTTGGTTTTCAGCACCTCAACTGACACGTACGTCACGGACACAACGAAGCTGTTCACGCAAGGGTACTTGCAGACAAGCCGGGTCCGGTACAACACCTTGGAGCCCAAGCTTTACAAGTTCATCCGTATGCGTGGCCCAGTTCTGTCGGGGCCTTTGGCGTATGTGGTGCTTGACCAGAACGACTCGGCCAGTGGGACTCACCTGTTTGCCCAGGGCCTAAGCCCTGGGTTGAATGACTCTCTGATCGACTCACCAACTGGGCCCCAGGACTACTTGAGCATGAAGTTTCTTCTTAGCCGCAACCCGATCACCCAAGGCATCGGCGCCCAGATCTACGGCTACCAGCTCAAGGCCCTCCCGGGCATGCCCCGTCAACGAATCATCCAACTGCCCCTGCTGTGTTTCGACACGGAAGAGGATGGAGTGGGTAACTCGCTCACGGTGCTTGGGTCAGCTCAAGATCGGCTAGCAGCTCTTGAAGAGTTGGACGCGGCCGGTGACGTGGTGATCTTGCAGGACTTCTCGTCTGGTACCAACGCCCGCTGTGTGATCGACCGGGTTTCGTTCAGGCAGGACGTTCCCCCACCGAGGTTTGATGGCTGGGGCGGCATCGTGATCGTGACCCTCAGAACCGTCTAGACAGGCTGAAGGCCCGGTGCCCTCCCCGGCAACCGGGCCTTCAGGTCTTGCTGACCCCTCGTCCTCGTCCACGCGGCTTACTCGACCATCGTTCTTGTGGACCCTGGGGGGGGTCCTAGGGGGCCCGGGAGCAACCGGCCCCTAGTTCTTGATCTGGTGCTGCTTGAGGCTGATGGTCACCTCGGAGAGCAAGCGGGGCTTACGGATGTAGGCGCTGTTCCCGCTGGAGTTCCCTCGATCCATGTCTTCACCCCCAACCGTGCTGACGGTACGTGCAAACACCCTACCATGCAACTCCCGGAAAAAGGTCAGAGCTTTTGCCTCACGATGTCGGCGAACAGGGCGAGCCCTCCGACCAAGGAGAACCAAGCTATGACCTTCATGATCTCTGGGGCGTCGGCCTTGTAGAACCAAACCAAGATCCAGACCTCAAACCCGGTCACCACCAGCGCCAACAGCAAGAACGCGACCCGGGCGCGTTTGAACGTCTTCGGTCTCAACTTGAACCGCATGAGGGCACCCTAACATGATCAACAATCCGGCCCCTCCGTTTCCCCTGCCCCTGGGCCACACGTACGGTCCCAACCTGTTCGGGTCGCTCATGATCCACGATGGGTCTGACTGGCGCGACGCGGCCAACATCAGGTTGTGGGGGTCGACTTACAAGGGCCGCATCAGGCGGCCCATGTTCCAGCCAGGAGAACGCTTCACGGGCCACTACCAGCGAGCTGTCGCCGAGATACAAAGGTTGGTTGGTCTGCCCGCTACGGGCCTCCTGGGGGCCTCAGAATGGCCTCTCCCGTGGACTCTCGAAGTGCCGCCAGCCAGATACGTAAGACCAGGTGGTGAGCATGCCGAGCGACAACGCCAACAGCACAAGGCCAACGTCCGGGACTACTGGCGACGATATAGCAAGTTTGACATCCACCCAGGATCAGATCCCGAAGCCCCACCTTGGTTTCCTGGTAGACCCTTCGGCCAATTTGAGTACGGTGAGCATGTCAAGCCTGTCCAGCAGTTCTTTGGCATCCCCCCTAACGGCCGGTTCACTCCTCGCCTAGCCCAAAAGGTCCGAGGGTTTCAGCGTGTCAACGACCTCCCGGTCAGTGGGATCGTGGACGCTCGTACAGCCTCCTACATGCAAGCAGCCCAAGACGACGAAGACCCCCCACCCTCAGGTGGGGGGTCTTCCTTCGTTCCAGTGGGGGGAGCCACTAACCCTTGTTTCAAGCTTCAGCCCCTCTTGCCTCCACTACAAGCCCTCTAAGTCTCCCCTAGCACCTGCCAGTGCCTAGGACACTAGCAGGGCCCCAACCGTAGGAGTAAGCAAGGCAACAACTGGAGAGGGTCCAGGGCCTCGCAACCTGCGGCCGGAGGCCACGAAGGTAACACAAGCAAGGGCCTCCGGCCATCAGCCGGAGGCCCCTCGAACCAAACTCTTAACTTGCCCGGCCCCACTTCACGCCGTAGACGACGTTGGATGCCTCGGACTGTCCGAGTTCTGACTGTGACTGCTGGGGCTCTTGGGGCTGCTGGGGTTTCTGGGGTGTCACGGCGGGCGTCCGGCTGGTTGGGCCAGCCTTCCGCCTGTCCCTGATCAATTGCTTAGCCCGCTGCAACTGTTCCCCGTACACCGAGTAGGACTTGAGTGTGGTGATCAGTGAGTCATGGTCAAGAAGAACCTGAGCCAACCGTCCAGTCGGGTCAATCCTGTGAAGCCATTCCGCGAGAGCGTGCCTGAGTAGGTGCATCCCCGGTCGGTAAGGGTCGACATAGCCAACGTCGGCAAGGGCGTTGGCAACATCATCGTTCAGGCTTTCCTCGCGGCACATCTGCTCTAGCTTCATGGGCCACAAGCTGGGCTCAGCCTTGATCCTGCCCTTGAGGAACTTGCTATCAACCTGCTTGGCTTGGCGCTGTCCCTCGGCATCCACAAAGAAGTAATAGCTTGTCGGCCACTCTTCCTTGGGCATGTACCGAGCTGGCAGGAGAAACCACTGAGGTTGGATCGGTCCGTACATGGATTCGTACCAGGTTTTGTACTTCAGGAGTTCGGGCATCAGTTCGTCAAGTATGGGGATGGTGGCCGACCGGCCACGCTTCACATTCCGGATGGTCATCTCTTGGCCCTCCCAGACGTCCGGCTCCACCTCTCTTGCCGGAGTTAAGTCTAGGTCTCCCCACTTCAGACGCACGGCCTCAGACACACGCCGACCAGACCACAACCCGATAGCGATAGTCATCCTGCAACGCATGTGCCGCTTCTCGGCGGCATTCAACAGTCGGTCATAGTCCTGCTCACGAATCACCACCGGCTCAGGCTTGATTTCATCGTTGCCCCGGTTCGCCCGGGTAGACCGGGCGAACCGGGGCAACGGGTTGAACGTAGGATCAATCCACTTACGAAATACCAGGAAGTCGGCAAACTGGCTGAGGGTGGTCCGGTCCTGACCTTGGGTCTGAGCTGACCTGGGCATCTTGGCGGCCCTCTTGAGCATCCTGCGACGGGCGTTCTCCTCCTCGGACCCGGGTTCAGCAGAGATCTGCATGGCCTTGGCGAAGTTCTCGTAGGTCAAAAACCCAACCGGGGTGTCGCCCCGGAAGGGGGCGGCATCAACCAAGAAACCCAATGCCTGACGCTTGTTTCGGATCGTGTTCGGGGCCAGCCCCAAATAGTCTGGGTACTCAAAAAACGCCTTGATGGCCTGAGCGAGGGTGGTAGGTCCGGGTTGAAACATGGTCGCTCCTCGTGTTGGACGAGGTACGTACCGTCAACGCTGGGACCTCGGGCCAGACGGAGCGAGATGTCCATCTTACCATACTTTGGGGTCGTCTACCCTGACTTCCGACGAAGTCAAGGAGGGTAACCCAAAGGGCCTCTGACCTGCATAAACAGCCGTACCCTGTACTTGGTAAGTACAGGGTACGACACAAGGTGGTTTACGAGCAAGGTGCCTCTAGGACCCACCCTGACTTGAACCAGCCTGGGGCAGCCCAAGGGTATCCATGAGCTTGTCGGTGGCCTCGAACGCTAGCGCCTCGAACTTCTCCTCACCCCACAACAGAGACCCGAAGACAGACAGCTCCACGATGAGCCGTACCACGTTTGCCACGTCAGTCATGAAAAAGGTGTGGGTTCCGTGGAAGGGGCAGACGATATCGAAGGCAAGTCCATCGGCAACCTCGCTCTCCTCCTCGGTTACCGTTTTGACAGACGTGATGGTGCAGGGGCAAGCCTTGGTCATGTCGAAGCTATCGCTTCCAAGAACCAAACGAAGAGTCATCCCCCCTTCCCCCGTTCTGCCCAAAAGGCTTCCACCCGCTCACGCTCTCCAGTCCAGCCCTCCAACGCTGCCCTGTGCCAACGGTTGAACCAGAACGACCGCCACGTCAGCCACACTGAGGTAACGAGGAAGACAGCGCCCATGGCCCACACGGACCAAACCGCGACCAGTGGCCATCGGGTAAGGGACCATGCACTGATGGCAAAGACCACACCATAGACGATCATGAATCGGGCTGAGAGGTGGTATTGCTTCTCCCAGAAGGTGACGTTGTGCTCCCTGATGTTCAGCCGTTTCCCCTGAAGGTCTGCCATCTGCTGTTGGTACGCCAGCTCGCTAAGAGCGTCGGCGTACCCATTCTGGTAGTCCGGGGTCATGGTTCTGAGTTCACCCATCAGTTACCACCCCCTCTTGTGGCGGATCTCAGCTCGGGCCCGGTCGATCGCAGCCTGAACCCCAACCTCCCCGAAGTAATGCTTGGCAGTGGTTTCCATGGCCGCGATGTGTGCGGCCGATTCATCAATCCCGGGGAACCGAATACCCAGTGCGTGTTCTGCGTCGCAGTGCCCGCACTTCTTGTGGTGGGCCATCATGATGACCGAAGCCGGAATGTTGTCTCCGTCCTCATCCACATGTGACCGCTCGAACAAGTACCCCAGTCCGTAGGGGGTGAGCACCATGGCAACCCCAGTGGACTCACGATCGATCTCGAAGTTCATGTTGCCCTCTCCAACAGTTGGCGGGGGGCCCGCGCGGCGTACGTCCGCCCCTCTACACAGGCCCCCCTACCTTGTCATTCGCTCGGAACGTCCTCAGCGTTACTTGCCTGCTTCCTAGTCATCATCACCTCTGGTCGACCACAGTGCTATCGCGACGGCAGCCAACGCCAGGACGGCAGCGATACAGGCATAGTTACCGTTCATCACCTTGTGTCTGGATCGATGGTGAGGGCTGGTCCCTCAGGCTCGTCCAGCTCGCCCTCCACGATGGCCTGAGCCACCTCGTCAAGGATCTGGTCCGTCTCCGGGTCCACCAGGAGGGCATCTTGGGCCTCTGCTGCGATGGGGTTGTTGGTCAGGTCGATGGCGCCCGCGCTCTCCAGGAGCGCGATGGCGCCGCCCTCAGGGTCCACGTTGGCAAGAGTCAGGATGTGCTTGAGCCCCTCTTCCTCGTCTTCCTGGTGGTTGAGGACCACGAGGGTTGGCCAGTTGTTGGGGCCCCCGCTGACGTGTTGATCGACCTGGACCACTTGCATCTGGGTGTACGGCTCGTAGCTCTCGCCATAACCCAGGCCCTCCTTGGCAAGAGCGTGGTTGGCTGCCGCGTGTACCCGATGCCGAATGATGAGGTAGAAGTTGTCCCCCACCTTGTACCGGTTGGCTGTCGTGTACGGGCCCTCCATGAGGTGTTCCCCCAGGAACTCCACATCAGCCCGGGTGTAGGTCTTCACTGCTGTGTCTTCCATTCTCTAGTCCTTTCGTCTCTTGCATTCGAACATTGGTCGGTTCATGTTGGGCCACCAGACCCAGCTACAGAGGGTGCAAACAATCAGTGGTCGGAACGGTTCCGCTTCACTGATCCATACCCCACCAGCCCTCCACCTATGCCCATTCGACTCGCTATCCGGGGGTGGGTTCAGGTGCCTTGCTGACGGGTGCCTTTGGGGGTTGGATGAAGACGGACGTTGGAGTAACAAGGGGTTGATTCCTGTCGTCCTGGGTGACGTCAACCCGCACCTCCTCTCCTGCAAGTACGGCCTCAAGCTGCTTACGTGTGGGGCTGATATTGACACCATCCCAGTGCGGTTCCATCATCGGATCTGGGCCAACGCAAGGAGGGCCCTTACCTCCCGTTCGTCGTACCTACGGTGACCTCCTGGTGTCCTGATCGTTGTGAGGGCACCATCGTCGACGTATGGCTTGAGGGCTTTGGTGTAGACGCCAAGGATGTCAGCCGCTTCCCCGGGCCTAAGTCGGTGTGTTGGTCGGAAGTCTCTGAGTTGTCCTCTAGGCATTCGTCCTCCTCTAGTTCTTGTCGCCACATCCGCCTATCCCGCTGTGGCGGGATGGCCAGAGGGGGGAGGTTGTTCATCCAGTCAGGGTGATCGGCACTCACGGCCAGACACCCAGCCGCAACCTTTCCTCCTTGCAGAACACTGCAAAGTCGATGGGGTACAGCTCGGACAACCGGGTGAGCGCCTTGGCTCTGGCCCTGCCCATGAGGTTGTTCCGTATCGCGTAGTCTTTGTTGGTCTCCCGGTAGTCGCGCATGTAGTCAGCGGTCTGGGAGTCGGAGCCTGGCATGTCAACCCTCGCTAAGTCGGTACTTGATCTACGTCACAATCCTGCCGTTCCTGAGACAGGACGGCGTGATCCACTTACAATTTAGCTACAACCAACTAGCCAACCAACCATTGCCGGCCCCAAAAGGGCCGGCTTTTGGCATTGGATGGTGGTGGTTTAAGGACGAGTCCGTTAGCTCAGAAAGAGTAGGCCAGCCAGGGCAAAGCCAACAAGGACCCCAGCGACGCTCGCAGCAGCGAGCGTCCACCTAAAGACGGGTGTAGCCATGACCACCACTTGGCGCTTGGCCGAGTAGATGCTGTCGGTTGAGTCTGGCGGTCGATGATGCCCGACGTTGGCGGGCATGCCGATAGCAACCATCACTATCCCCCCTCTTGGGAAGTGTTGAGGCCACCCCAGGCCCTCTACCTGCGGTGACTTGTCAAGCACACTACGAGCCATGTTGGGTCTGTCATCACCCGTTTGGCCGATTTAACCCTGTGATCAGGATCACAGTAACCTCAAACGCCTGCGGCAAACGTGAGGATCTGTCACCATTTCTCATGTCACACCAGTCACATGCGTAACGCTGGTAGACACCGGTAACACCGGCAACAGAGACGAGACGGCCCATGGTGGGCAAGACGGGTGAGGATACGCCTGCTCCGGCAGCGAAGAACCACGTTTCATATTCTCAAATGAATCTGTGGCAAGAGTGTGGTAAGAGGTACCAACTCCAGAAGATCTTGAACTTGCCAGAACGACCGGCTTGGTGGAACATCGGCGGCCACGCGGTCCATGCCGCCACCGAGACCCTGGATAGGGAACAGTTCGCGCTGGTGGGGTACTGATGACGGCTAGGGCTGAGGCCCTGTTCCTTGAGAAGTTCGAATCAGAGGTCTTAAGCCAGGTAGACGGGCACCCGGACACAAACAGATGGTCTGCCGCCGGACGCGGCAAGTCAAAGGCCAATCCGAGGGGCGAAGACGGTTCCTGGTGGCGGGGCAATGGTCCGAAGATGGTTCAAGGGTGGCAGGAATGGCGTAAGAAATCAGGTTGGCGTGTGCTGGACATGGGTGACGGCACCCCGGCTATCGAGCTGGAGATTGACGTACTCGTGGGGGACATTCCTATCAAGATGTTCATTGACCGGGTGATGGTGGTCCCGGAAGTCAAAGAGCCTGTGATTGTGGACCTGAAGTCCGGGGCCAGAAGCCCCGAGTCAGATCTACAGCTTGGGTTCTATAGATACGGCTTGTTGAAGCAGTTTGGCCTTGACGTGCGGTTCGGGACGTACTATATGGCCCGGCTCGGTCGAGTAACGGAAACCCTCCCATTGCGACGGTACAAGCCCGAGCTGGTGGAGAAATGGATTACCAAGTTTGACAACGCGCGGGAAGCAAAGATCTACCTCCCACACATAACCTTCCGGTGCAAGTCATGCCCAATGAGTGATTACTGCGCGGCCTACGGGGGCCGCAAAGCAGACCTTGACCCCGACTTTGAGGGCGCCATATGAGCGACACAGAAGGTTACAAGTTCCAGACCAGCATCAAGCACGGTCCGGGCCTGGTGGTCATGACCAACATCCGAGCCAACGACCCAGACGAGCTTGAGGCGAGTCTTTCAGCACTGATCTCAGCAGCTCCGACCATCAATGACGCGGTTGAGGCTTTGGGTGTGGTCGAGCAGTTCGCTAAGGCTGGTGTTAAGGCTGAGGTTGTTGGTCAGTCGCCCGCCGATGCGGCGGACGCCACAAGCCAGAGTTGTAAGCACGGTCTGATGCAGTTCCGTAGTGCGGCTGACTGGGCTGGCCACTTCTGCCCGTTGGACAAGTCGAACCCTGACCGGTGCAAGCCGATCTACAAGAAGAAGGGCTGAACATGGATGTCTTTCGGGTAGTGAACGCACCAGCTATCGGCAGGTTCTATGCCAGCCGGAATGGTGCCATGAAGGCAGCTTCCTACTGGCGCAAGCGTGGTCATCCTTTGGCCCAGGCTCAGGGGTCGCCAACAGTGTGGTCTGCGGTCGGGGGGGTTGCAGATGCCAGTGCCAATTCTGAGAGCGGCGAAGGGCAGGGTGGCGGCAACACTACCGGACCCCTTTCCGTTACTGGCTAACTCAACCTACAAGTTTCACCTTCGGAGGAGTCAGCTCGTGATGTGGGCTGGCCCTCCGGGGGCAGGCAAAACCTACATGGCACTGATAGCAGCGGTAAGGATGAAAGTCCCAACCCTGTATGTGAGTGCTGATTCGGATGAGGACACGATGGCCGCACGTTTAGGAGCGGCCATCACCAAGCATGACGTGTACACCGTTGCGGAGACGATAAGTCATGGCCTATTCACGGAAGAGTACGGACCTGTTGTTGGGGATCTGCCAATCCGTTTCGCTTTTGATCCTTCTGAGCCTTCCATTGCAGACATTGCTAACGCGCTCGAAGCGTGGATCGAGGTTCAGGGCGAGCCACCCCATCTTGTCGTAATCGACAACCTCATGAACATGGCCGGGGAAGGTGGCAACGAGTTCGAGCTGATGAGGCGGAACTGCAAAGACCTCCAATGGCTGGCCAGAAAAAGCAAGGCATGCGTGTTGGTCCTTCATCACACAAGTGAGGGGGACGAGAAGTATTTGATAAGCGCTCCCCCAAGGAGCGCCATCCAGTACAAGGTGAACCAGCTTCCTTCACTCATCATGACGATGGCCAACGACAACGGGCTGATGTCTTTTGCGGTGGTTAAGAACCGGTTCGGTCCACAAGACCCGAAGGCCCTTAACCCAGTGCTTATGGATGTTGACTTCACCAACTGCCAGGTACATGACGTAAGGCTAAACGTGGAATTGGGGTGGGCAGCATGATTCTGACTGTTGTGGAAATCCTCGGGGGCCTGGTGCTCTTGCACGAGCTGGTTGCCAGGGCGTACGGGGAGATCAGGGAGATTGTTCTCCGGCACGGGCTGGCAAAGGGGCGGGGTGTCTGATGATCTGGTGGCTTGAGCTGGGCGCGCTGATTGCAGTCTGGCTTTACGTGTTCCTCACGGTTCTGGGTGTCCTGGGCAAGGTGATGCGCTGATGGATTTCGACGTGCGCAAAACGGATAGCTCCGGGTACTACATCGTTGACTTCGAGAACCACTACATCGTGGCTGATGACGACCCGGACAGGGCCCTGAGTGCAATGGACACCTTCATCCGCGAGGCCCAGGTGGCCCGTGAGGGACTGTTGGAGCTGATCAGCAATGAATCCTGACGTGAAGAAAATGTGGATCAAAGCCCTGACTGACGGGAGTTTCGCCCAGACCCACGGTTGCCTCATTCGGGTCGCGGGGGGCCCGAATGAGCCTGACAAGTTCTGCTGTCTTGGGGTTCTGTCCGAGCTGCATGCTCGGGCCACGGGAACGATCAAGCGCTTCAAAGGCATGGATGGGGATTGGGGCTACGCCTGGACCGCCGATCAGGATGCCCTTTTCGGGGCTAACGCTATGCCCCTGAGGGAAACCTGCGAGTGGGCTGGTCTGGAACCGGCTGATGAGGCTTTCCTGGCTGAGCAGAACGACGCTGGTTCAACGTTCAACGCTATCGCTGGCTACATTGAGAGGCACCTGTGAACGAGGAGATCAAGGCTCAGTGGGTCCAGGCTCTGAGGTCTGGTGAGTACAAGCAAGGTCAAGGGGCCCTGCGGTCCGATGACAACACCTACTGCTGCCTCGGGGTTCTGTGCGACCTGGCGGTAAAGGACGGGAAAGCTCACTGGTTCAAGAAGGAGCTGCGCACCTTTGACGGCTACGGTAACCAGTCCGGTCGGAAGCTTGAAGAGGGTTGGCGGGTTCTCGATAGGGACGGGGGGCATGACGGCGGAGTGCCAACCAAGATCATTGTGGAGTGGGCTGGGCTTGAGCAGGCTCACCCTCTGCTTGGTGACAGTGGTGCGATTGGCTTGAACGACGGGGAACGGGCTTCCTTCGAACGTATTGCCGACCTGATCGAGGAGCACCTGTGAAGACTGCCCTTGACGACCCCGAGTCTGGTGAATGGTGGCACGATCTCATGACCCGACCATGGACGTTCACCATCAAGTTTGAAAGCACGGCCGGGGCCATTGAGGTGGGCCAGGGCGTGGAGTTCAAGTCGGGTCAGGTTGTGGTGGAGATCAACGGGCGTACCGAAATCCACAAGGACAAGGCTGCCATGTTGGGCATCTACACGGAAGACAAGTACGTCATCGAATGGCACCAGGAATGAGAACTATTACGGGAACGAAGATCTCTCGAATCGTTGGCGAGAACGGCGAGTACCTGGCTGAGCTGATCGTGTGGCCTGATGGTCGCTGGGATCTCCACGGCAACGGCCAGCGCGCCCTTGAGTACGTACGGAACCTGGATTTCACCACCGAGGAGCTGATCCTCATGGTTGATGACGAAGACCGGGACCAGGAATGAACGAGATGGTTCTCTTCTCCCTTGAAGCCGCGCCGGGTGACGAGTTGGCCAAGGGCATTCTCACCACTAGCGATGGTCGGTGGACCATCCACGGGAAGGGTTCCTTGGCTGACATTCAGGAGATTCTGGACCGGGGAACGGTGAGGGTGTGGGTAAGGGAGCCGATATCGGATGACTCCTAGCCACGCAAAGGGAACCAAGCATGAGACCGCCCTGAACAACTACCTGATGGAGTTTTTCCCAGACGTTTATCGTCTGGGAAACCAGGGTCGTAACGACAAGGGGGACCACGGGGGAATCAAAGGGCTGGTTATCCAGGACAAGACTGGTGACAAGCGCTACGAGATCCCTCATTGGCTGGCCCAAACAGAAGTTCAAAGGCTGAACGCGGGGGCCGAGCTGGGGTTGCTGTCGGTCAAGCCTAAGGGCATTGGAGTGACCAGGGTTGGTGACTGGTGGGTCATCAAGCCATGGTGGCAAGAGGTCAAGCTGCTCAAGTTGGCGGGGTTCTGACGTGGACGGACTCATGCGGGTTGTTTGGTTTCCGGGCATTAAGGGGGTCGGCATTACGGATGTCGACACACCCCTAGCTGAATGGGAATTGGAACTACTACAGGGAGAGAAAGTGACGATCCAAGAGGGCTCAAAGGTCCGGGTGGCCTTTGAGGGCGAGTACGCCAACAAGACCATCCAAGACAACCACAACATCCGGACTGGTGGAGACAAGTGGAACCCCGGTCCCACCTTCACT